GTTCTTCGGAATATGGAAAGGTGCTCGAGTGGCTGAAGAGGCACGCCTGGAAAGCGTGTATTCCCCTAAAGGGAATCGGGGGTTCGAATCCCCCTCTTTCCGCTAAACTCCTTTATTTTAAGGGGATTTGCCAAAAGTGTTTTTTGATACATTTTCATACTTTTGGGTAAAGTTGGGTAAAATCAACCGCAGATTAACCGCAAAAACCGCAAATAAACCGCAACATTAAAAAGAAGAGATATGGCAGTAACAATTCACATATACTTAGATAAGCGTAGTTCTAAGAGAGGTGATGAAGCCCCTCTTAAAATTGGTATTAACAAACAGGGCTCTTCTGCGTACATCAATCTTGGTGTGAAGATATTACCAACTCAATGGGACCCTAGTAAGGAACGTATCAAGAATAGACCAGACAAAGCAAACCTGCAGAGCTATATTGATACCCAAAAAAGTACAGTATCAAATATCGTTCTCGAATTATTGAAGAAGGGTGAGTTAACCAAATTGACTGTTACACAAATTAAAAACAAGGTTGTAGAAATCATGGAGCCAACCGCAGTAACCGCAAATGGCTTTTACAGCCGTTTCCTATCTTATGCAGAATCGCGCACTGCTAAGAGAACGAAGGAGATTTATCTAGTAACTGCAAAACGTATGGCTGAGTATGATGCTAAGATTAAGACGAAAACCTTCGAGGATATTACTAAGGATTGGCTTAGTGGCTTTGATGCGTTTCTTCTTCAATCTTCTCCGTCTGTAAATGGAAGGAGTATTCATTTTCGCAATATCAGAGCTGTATTCCGTGATGCCATGGCGAATGAGATAACGATGTCTTATCCTTTTCGTGTATTCAAGATTAAGTCTGAGCCTACAATTAAGCGTTCTCTGACTATAGACGAATTGCACCGATTATTTTCTTTCCATGGGAGCGAGAAGCAAACCATGGCTGTCGATATGTTCAAACTATCCTTGTTTCTTATAGGCATCAATGTAGCTGACCTTTGCAACCTCACTGAGATAGGGCAAGATGGCTATATACACTATAAACGACAAAAGACACAGAAGCTATATAGCATCAAGGTTGAGCCCGAAGCGTTAGCCATCATAGACAAATATAGAGGGAGAAAGCATCTACTCTGCATTCTCGATCAATACGCAAGCGTCCATACGTTTACTGCATCATGGGGAAAGATATTACAAAGCATTGAAGGTTTTGATAATCTAACTTCTTACTGGGCTCGTCATACTTGGGCAACAATTGCTAGTGAACTCGATATACCCGTTGATGTGATAAGCCATGCCCTCGGACATTCTTTCTCTACAGGTGCAAAAGTGACACAGGTTTATATCAATTTCAATCAGCAAAAAATTGATGATGCAAATAGGAAGGTTATAGACTATATTTTTCAGTAAAATGATATTACAAAATAATCTAGAAATGATATAAATAGTTGATTTCTAGCTTATTGCGCTGTTTTTTGTGGTTGATGTATATATATAAGTAAGAAAATGTGTGGTCTTAGATAGGCTTAAAATAAAGATTTAACTTTTGGTTAACTTAACTAAACTTCAATGGTGTTAACTATAACTAAAACGGCAACTAATTGGCTGTCAGTTGTTTATAGAACACTATTGAAGTTTGGTAAATTTGTTTTACATGGTTTTAAACCTTGCTTCTCTCTATAATTGACTTATGCGTTTTTGATAATTCTGAGACTCCATACATATCAACAATTGCCTTTTCCTTTAAACAAAGGCTGATTTTTTCAACAAGGTTGATAACAGCTTCATCAACCTCACACATAGCGTTATACACCTCGGGTGTACTTTCTTCTTCAGCATTCTTGCTGCATTCGTTCCAAGTTTGGTTTAGCTGCTTTGCAGCATCCACCATTAATTTAATGTCCGTCATATTTCTAAATTTTAAATGAATATCCTACTAACTGCCTGGCAGAGCCATCCCATCATATAGCAAGGCTCTTCGTCTTTCAAGTCAATACCTAGTGATTCGCAGATATGAGTGACAACATGAAACATTTCGTGTGTGGCAGTATTCACGAACTCATATTCTGATGTGGTCCTGCTAATAGCAACCACGCTCTTCCTACCTGCAAGATTGGAGTAGGTTAGACCTGTGTTTGGCATTCCTCGTAAGCAATGCTCCCTTGCGCTTTCGACCGCCTTTTCTGTGCAGCCTATCTGCACAAGGGAGTTGCATACCTCATCGGTATCTGATGATTCCAAACCGTAAAACACAAGAACTTTCCAATCGTACTTTTCTAGATATATCTCTTGACTTATCATAAAATATCATCCCATGGAATGCCGATGCCATTATGGTTGCAATCGGCATAGAATCTGTTAAAGATGAAGCCATCCTTCTGATCGGTATCATCAACCATATCTTTCACGAACAAAGCCATGTGAGCTTCGTCCTCGATGGAAGACTTATAGAAATCAGCCTTAACCATGTTTGCCACATAGACATGATCATAGCCTACATTATTTTCAAGCGTCACTCCCTGCTTGGTAAGGATGGATTCAACCTTCTCCTTATCCATATAGTCAACCTCCTCATCCTTTTTGGTGACTGGGTTGTATTTTCTCATCTGACTGACTGCCCATTCGCAAGCCTTCTTGTTGAAGTGCCAGCCATTATATCTCAGATATGCTATCATTCCTTCTGGCTTCATATCGTAAGCATCCAAAGGCATTCTACATTTTCCCATAGCTCTTTCTTTTAAGGGTGGCAGGGAAAAATCCCCACCACCGAATTAAACATTAGTAACGTCCACCGCCACGGCGACCATAGTAGCGTCGCTCTCCATAGCGGTCTTCGTCACGCCAATCTTCATCGTCCCACTTGTCACGATAGTCTGGCATAGGCATACGGTTTCCCATACGCTCGCGCTTCAAACTATCCAAGCACTTCATAACCTTGCCACCTGCTCGAACCATTTCTTCGCAGTTGTCAACAAGCTCATCGAACTTGTTTTCCGTAATTTCTACCATATATCCCATAGCAATTACTTTTTAAAATTGTTACCGCTCAAAGCCTTAGACAGCATGGATTCAATATTGGATAGCGTTCCCTTCATGCCGCTGACCTCTGATTTGAGGTTATTGATGTCTTTTTCCTGCTGCTTTTCCTTAGCAATCTGTGGGTTGATTCTAGTGAGCATTTCCTCGCAGGAGCTTATAACTCCATTGTGGTAATCTACACTTTCCACGACTCCCTTTGAATGTCGCAACATAGCATCAATCTCTGCGCACATAGCTTCTCTGCTGTCACTGACAACAACACCTTCATTGCCGAAGTTCACTATCTGTGCCGTAGATGGCAGCTTTTCGAAATTGACCTGCTGGTCTTCTACTTGTACCTTAACATCAACGGTCGTCTCCAATGTCGGAGTCTGTCCTGGCACGTAGCTAGGATATTTCTGCTGAGGATTGCTGACCGATATTACTTGACCGATTCTTAGAGTCGGCTTTTCTCCTCCCTTGTCTAAGATGTAGAAGAGAGAAGACTGTCTTAGTCCTTGAAACATTTTCTTTCTCTTTTAAAGGGGCAGACTTTTCAGTCTGTCCCATAGTTAATACTCTGTTAGCCGCCTGTAGGCTGCTGAAACCCAAGCAGTCGGATAATACCGCTCTTCTTATTGATGTATGCCAAAGCCTCCGTAGTTTCAGAAACGCTAGCTCCCGTCACTGCCTTTCCCACATGATCAACAACTGGCACCTTTGTTGTGCCGGAAGTAGTTCCGCTAGTGTTGGCGGTTCCGTTAATAGTGGTCGAACCACTATTTGGAGTTACGATTGTAACAGGAAGTGTCGCACTTGCAGCGGCAACTCCTTGATGTATCTTCAAGAGTACAATGCACTCGCAAGGCAAAGCATTGTAGTAGCAAGGATTGATACCATAATCTACACTAGCATCTGTGACCTGCTGAGCATTTGTCTTCAGCTCATAGATACCGCCTACATCAATAAGTTTGATTTGGTTTCGACCGATTGGAATAAATGGATTGAATGGATATAAAGGGAACATAGTTACCTCCTTTCCTAACAACCGCATCCTACAGTTGAACGAGAAGCCGCTACATCACCTGCATAAGCTCCCATGGCGGCAGCAGTATAAACGTCCTTGTTGAATACTCCGTACTGAGGGTACTGAACACTGATGGTATTAGGCAACTTGCACTTGATACCAGCCACCTCTGCCTGCAGTGCAGCCAAAGCTGCATTTACTGGTGTGATGACCTGCGCCTGATAAGACTGCAAAGCCTGTGTCTGATGCTCGTTTGAAATCTGAGCAAGCAGAGCACTGTTCTTCTCTCTCAAAGCATCGAGCTTATCCTGCATTGCCTGTGTCTGCATCTGATCCAACTTAGCCAAGACAGACTGATTGTTAGCATCAGCCTTGTCACGGAGCATCAAAGCATTGGCATTTGCCGTATCATTGATGGCGTGGGTCTGCTGACAGATAGACAACTTGAGGTTGCCATCCATTGCAGTTATGGCGTTATTGGTCTTGCAGCAGCATTCTGCCAACTGAGTAGCGATGGCATTGTTACCCTGCATGATAGCAGTCAAAATCTGATTAGCATTCATGCCCATCTGATTGCCGAGGTTGCAAATCTGATGACCTAAGCCATTGATTGCAGCCATGACTGCGTCACTTGATGTGTTGAGGGCTGTAGCCAAGCTCTGAACGTCGAAACCATTGCGCTGAACAGCCTGCATGATAACGGCTGTATTGGCATCATTGTTAAGCATTGGCACAACACCGCCCTGTCCGTTAGAACCCATGCAGCGATTACCTCCGAAGAACCCCATACCATTATTGCCCATAAGGATGAACAAGAGGAGGATTGCAAAGATGTCTTCACCCCAACCATTTCCGTTTCCACGGTTGTTCAAGAGTGCAATAAGACCTGGGTCAACACCCTGTCTCTGCATGAGTGCAGGAAGCATAGCCAAGATTCCATTAGAGCCTGTGCCGCTTGTGCCGCTCTCTGGATTGAACACGTAAGTTTTACTTTCCATATCCCGAATTTTTAATTTAACCTTAATATTTAACTAACACTATTTGTAACGTTACGTGTGCAAAGTTAGAAAATTGTTTTGAAATAAGCTATAAGGCTATCATAGTTTTCGTTAGTGGCTATAAATCAGTGGTTTATGGTGATAGTAGGTAGGCTCATATTTTATCCTCTTAGAACGGAAGAATTTACTTTGCAAACAAAAAGGGCGACCGCTCATCACGAGTAGTCGCCCTAGTTATCCAAAATAAATCTCAAAACCTTAATTAAACAACTTTTCTAAGATTCTTTCTTTTTCTTCCTTGATATATATAGTAAGTACATAACTATGAGTATAAAGCAGAACCAAAACATCTGCCCCGTTTTTAAGAATATCTTCTGCATACTTGACAGAGATTTCTCTTTTATAGAAGGAGCGTTAATCTTATAGAACTGAGAAGTACCAATCTTTGATAATGAGTCACATCTTTCTCTGTAATATATAAAGCTATCTTTGTATGCTTTATATGTACTGATGGTATCGAGTAGCATTTTTCGTTCCTTTTCAAATAAATAGTGACTCTCGTAATGAAAACGATCTTCACCAATCTTATTCCCTTGCGCATCATATCGGGTTGCTGTGCTATCTTTTACATAGCTACTATCTTTTGTAGCTTTTTCTGTTTCTCGCTTTTGGATATGTTGCCATTGCTCGAAGGCATAAGACAATCGGGTAGTGAAGAGGGAATCGAACTTCTTTTCACTCTGCTTGTCTGTGATGAAGGTTTGTGTAGTTACTGCTCTAGGAGTGCTGCACCCTAAGACAGAAACAATCGCAAGACCTACCACTAGTATAATGGTTGCCCATTTCCAATATCTTATATCATACCATTTCATCATTTATTCAATTTTAGATTACCATACGTAATGTAGCTAAGTCTGCGAAGCCACCCTTTAAGAAAACCTTTCTGGTCACCGACTGCGATTCTCTTTAGATAAGCTTTTCTATCTTTCTTGAAGGCTTCGAATAGTCTTTCTCCATTAAATTTGTTAATGGCATACAGCGTCTTATTACCGATAATACCATCTGCTGTGATACCTAATACAAGTTGTAGATGTTTTACAGCTTTACTAACTCCGCTATTATAAGCAAAGTCTACCAGCATATTTGCTACGCTCTGATCCTGTATTCTATCAGCCTTGCAAGCGTTCCAATAGTTCTGCTTAAAAACTCGATGAAAGTCTTCCTCAGTAAGGCGTTTCACGTCTTCTTCGTTAAGGACACCATCGCCATTCTTGTCATACCCGACTCTTCTCCAGGTAGCAAGGGTAATGCCGTATTTTGTAGCGCCACCCCTGTCATGCTTGTTATTTGTATATTTGTCCGTTTCCCAACTGAGGATAAACGGAACGAGTTTACTAGAATCAGCCATGTTTACTTCTCCTCCTCGCTATAATCATTTCCTTGAATAATGCAGCCAAATACAAGAATGCTTCCTATAATAGCTGCCACCATAATAATCGCTAACATCATATCTTTTCCTCCTTTTCTGTATAATTTAGATAGTCCGACAAATATGGAATCTTCTCGATAAACTTAAAGCGCATGAGGTAGTACATAAAGCTAACAACATACCAAGGAGGGGTACCCTTCTTGAATATCTGTTTCAAGTTCTTCAGAATATTGCATCCATAGAACCACAATACTAGATACGAGATAAAGGAAACACATTGAACGGAACCTTCCATTTGTCCTTTGAATCGCCCGATGGCATATACTGCTGCACAAAGGACGAAGAACACAGTAGCGTGACCGATGCACACAACTGCTTTCTTCAACTCGAAGTTCTCTCCTTTTGCAATCATGCCACTAAGATAACCGAAAATAAAGTTGAGGGTGAAGACGATCATAAGCGAAGATAACTCGCCTTCAATCGGTTTAAGATAGGCGAGGAGTGCAAGAACTACGCCTACGACAATATCTTTAATTCTATCTGCCATACTATAACTATTTGATGATTAAACAATAATGCTGCAAATATACAACAAAATATTTAATCATCAAATAGATTTTACGAAAAAGTGCAAAACTTTATGCACTCATATAAACGCATATATATATTTTTGAAGAAATATTGTATATAATTTCCTCGAAATATTGTATTTTTAAAAGTATCGAAATTTGGAATTAAAACAAAAAGTTCCTATACCACGCCAATAGTATAATCGTTATGTATAATTTAAGGCAAAAAGTGCGTATATTTTTCGGGGAAATGTGTGTGTTTTTGTCTATTATATTGTGCTAAATAAAAAAGAGAGGCAATCACTTACCTCTCTTACTCTTAATATAGTGAAGAATATCCCACTTCTTAAAATATCGGGTGTGCCCACGCTTCTTGCACTCGCCATTCGGAATATCACCTCTAGCGACCATTCTATTCAATGTAGCATCAGAAACGTGCAGTTTCTCCTTGACCTCCTCGGTGCTCATCATAGGATTGAGCATATCGGGGATGATGTCACACAATCTATCTAGGTCATCATCGCTCATTCCGCAAGCGGTGACCTTCTCGCCATTCCTCTGCTGCTCGTCAGCCTTGAAGCAAGCATCACTCAGCGACTTAAAAGCCGTTCCGAGCATCTTATAATTTAGTATCTTTCCCATAATCACGCACAAATTTTTCGTCCTAACTTGGTTCTACTGATAAACATATCAGCAAAGCCGTATAAATAGAATAATGCCGTTACCACCATAACTGTAAAACAGGAATCTATCATATTTTTGGTTGTGTACCAGCTCCATTCCACGATATGAGCCGCATTGATGCCGAAGAAATAGAAAAATGGTATTCTGTATCTCCAGCAAAGAAAGAAGAATCTGCTTGCCAGAATAGCCACCATAGGCAGAACATACACCATAAAGTAGATGTAGAAGTAGCAAGGTGTATTCTCTGCATAAGGGATGAACATCTCTCTTGGATGCTGAGAGAACTCCCAAATTCCAAAAGCGTGAAAGCACATAAGGATTACTGGCACGTACTTACAGAACCAGCGGAAGAACTTCAAAATCCTTCTGCTATACTGATTACCATGTCTCATCAGCAAATCCATAACCTCACTGACATCTTTGCCTTTCAACCACTTTAATAGGTTGTCTTCGTCTTCTTTATTCATAAGCGTGATTTAAATTAAATGATGTTGCAAAGATACACTTTTTTGCACAAAGCCATCGGAAATGAGAATATTTTTGTGTTAAACTTTGCGAAAAGTAACAATCTGAAAGTAGATGGCTACAAAAATGGGGGGGGTAAATTACAGATTGTAAGTAAAAATGATGGGCGACCGAAATAATCAGCCGCCCACAATAAAGAAACATTCTCATTTTCTTTTACGTTACTTGCAGATGCAAGCGAGCATCTCCATGTCATCGAAGCTCTTCTCGCAAGCCTTGATAGCCTTAAGCAGCTCGGCTTCCTCGACCTCGGTGATTTCCACCTCGACCTCCTTGTCGGCGAGTTCGTTGAAGTACTCCATGGTCTTCTTGCCAAAGGCAGCAAAGTAGGCGTTCACCTCTTGCAAGAGGTCTGTGTCCTCCTTGGTGTAGGTGTAGCCCTCTTCCTTCATCTTGCGCTCGTTCTCCTGTGCGGTTTTGAGCTTGCCTTGCATTTCCTCGAACTTGTCATCCTTCAAGGACTCCTGCGCCTCCTCTTTGTCCTTGTCGAAGGTGTCGGCGATGGAACGGAGAGCCTTCATGTTCTTCCATACCGCCAGCATAGTTTCCTCACTCAAAGAGCTTGTCTTGAAGCCCTTCAATGTCTTGTAGGCGTTAACCGCCTCGATTGTCTTAATCTTTTTCATAAATTCGCTTGATTTATTGATAAATAAATTCGCTTACAAAGGTACAAAATAATTTGCACATACGCAAGCATTTAACACTTTAATTTCTAAACAATTAGCAAGAAAGTGGGTGTTACTCACTTTCTCGTTTTCGCACCCACAAATCAAGCTAATTGTTACTCGTTCGCAGAGTCGGCAGCAATACCCTCCGACAACTCATCCACGTGCTCCTTGACATAGGCGGAGAAGGCGTTGATGTTGGTCACGGCATCAATCATCTTCTGCAAGTCGGAAGTGTTGTAGTTCACGTTCAAGTTGTCCGTGGAATACTGGCTGAACGTGGCAATCTGGTTGCCGTCGCCGTCCAACACCACACCGTTGTCTACACTCATAATGTTACCGTCACTGACGGCTACATTTCCCTTAACCTTGGTTGAATCGTTCACGATGTCAACCTCTCTCTTGAACTCTGTCATTTTACCTAATGTTACTTTCATAATTTTGTAGTTTGAAAAATTAATTAATACTGATTATACTTGTAAAGAACAAAGCCATCTTCGTTTATTGCCTTACCTCCTATGCTATATAGCTTTGTTCCATATAAGTTAATAATGGTGTTACCTTTTATCTTTAGCTGAATATCCAACTGCTTTGGTTGGTTTGTCGTTGCATCATAATCACTAAATACATTTTTAAAGTGGAAACTAAAGTATTGGCTCTTTCCTTTTATGAGACTTAACGAACCAGCAGGGTTTTTGTCTATTTTCAAGTCTGACAACTTATAGTCAGAACCTTCGTAACTTAGCTTTACATCCGTTAATTCATAAGAAGAATTTGTCAGCGGAGTGCCATAGAAAGTGATATAAAAATCTCTATATCTATTTACTGCCAAAATGAGATGTAGTCCATCTCCATATTCCTCTTCTAAATCTAATAATGTATAAAGGCTATAAGTTCCATAGCCTACACTTATTTGGTCTTTACTATCGGCTGTTATCAACGACAAGTCTTCCTCAAAGAAACTCCTGTAGAATACAGCGGATAAGGGATAAGAAGTCAGTTTCGCTTTACCATAACTATTTGGAATGGTTAAGAACTTATTGCCTTTAGCATTGCCCATTGCAAAGACAAAGTATTGCCTTCCTAAGCCAACTGTTATTTGCGTTCCCACTCTTGCACCTTCTGCTATTGGAGAGTCCGAGCGAAAATAATTGAACGACTTGAAGTTTGGGTATTTTGAATAAAATCCCCAAAGATAAAGGTCGTTATTGTCGAACAAACTAAACTTACTATACAGCAAGTCTTCGCCTTCCGTTATCCCCCACATGTATGTAGGCGTTACTTGCACATTAACCGAAACCTCCTTATCATAATTCATGTAAAAAGGTGGATAATTCTTATTCTTATATCCTACAAAGTCTCCTAATCGGTATGGAGAATTAATTCCTCCCGTAGGATGAGCATAAACCCAATCATCATTACCTTTAAGTATCGCCTGTATAATGTTACTCATGGCTGTTGTGTCGTTCGTATAACTGCTATCTCCTTCCACGATTACGGGAGACAAGCCATAATTTCCATTACCTTTGCCGTCATTACTATCGAAATTAGCCTTGTAAACTACAGGCTTGTGTTCCGCCCACTTGTCTATATTGTCGCTCTTGCAGAGGGTAGCAAGGTCGTTGCTACTCTCTCCAAGAACACTTTTAACATCGTCTATGCTCACAGGAGCACTGATGATTCCATCTTTCAAACTCATAATCTATCATTTTTTAATTGTTCAACTTCATTCTCCAACTCTCTAACCCTAGCCTTCAACTTGGCGACCTCATCGTCAACTTGCTCGATAGCACCGAAGGCTACAGCAATCAGCTTTGGCGACCAATAGTTAATCTTAAGATAGCCGTCTTCGTCCTTCTCCACAAGGTCTTGCATCAATGTGTTGCGAAGAACCCTTTGGGCAATCCATCCGATGCTAGCCTTGTCGTCTTCATTGTATCGGAAAGCCACCGTTCCACCCATTGCCTTGATGATAGCCAAGCTGTCAACGCCGTGTATGTTGTGCTTCAAGCGTTCATCGGAAGACTGATAAGCTGTAATGCCGCCTGTTGTCTTGATAGAGCCATTATTAAAAGTCCAAGTATATTCCGAAGCTCCTGTTTGAGAGACGCTGAGACTAGCAGCACGATAAGTTACCCCAAAACCACCAGTTGCTACCATTGATATTGTACCATTTCCACCATTGATGGTTATACCTTGTACGCTAGTAAGCCCTATGTTACCATAAGCACTTAAATCTAAAGTGGTATCTTTAAATGTAATGGAACTATAATAAAGTGAGCCACCATGATGATATTCTCGTATAACATTCCCCGAAAGCAACAAAGCTTTGTTTGATGTAGAAGTAATACTATCAGCAGTATAAATACTTGGACAAGAAATTTTCTTAAACAAACTAGAACCATCTATACTTATGCGCCAATTATTAGCACCGTACTCATCTTCGCCGTCTATGTCCCAATTACCAATATCCGAAACTAATACGTATCCACTATTATCAGAAGAGCCAATACGAAGACAATCATAGCTATTATCACAATATATTTGAAAGTTGTCGGAATCTGAATCAAACAGTATTCTATCTATTGCCTTAAGCTGAAGTTTACCATAACTCTGCGCTTTATTTGCGTTGAACACACTTCCGTCCGCAATGCCAAGGTAGACAGTCTTGTTGCTATGAGTGTACTTCAATCCAGCCCATTGATTCCAATCCCAGGCAGTCTCGCCAAAACGAATAGCCGCACCTGTGTTGAAAATAACTTGCGCATCAATGGCACTAATAGGAGTTAACTTGTTGCCAATCTTAAGCGCACCATTCTGCAAGGTGGTACTGATGGTGTTGCTTGCGCTGATGGTGGTCGCACCGCTCAAAGCACCGCTCACGTTAGCCGTTCCGTTGAAGGACTGACCCCAGATGGTTCTTGCGGTTTGAAGTTTCGTGGCACTGGCTACATTGCCCGATGTAAGTGCCAAGGTTCCTGTCGCCGTTGGAAGCGTTACCACATTGCTGTGGTTGCCGTTGGTCTGCAACCTTACGGAATAGTCGCTGCCTGTGGTGTTGTCGTGGTGGAAATCAATGTAATGTCCAAGTTCTATCACGCCATCAGTTCCAATTACAGGAATCTTGCCATACGGCTTGCTACTTCCTAACTGAGCATGATAGCCGTCCACGGTGTCACAATTCGTGGCATAGGCAGCTGTCAACGTCTTATTCGTGCCGCCAATGGTAATGGAAATGTTATTCCCACTATTAGACAGATTGGTAAACAAGCCAGAGGCATGAACCCCATCCAACGTGTCGGCATTGCCAGCGGAAGCGGCATACTTTACGCTGAGGGCACTTGTGAGATACGACCTCAGATAGTTATCACTTCCATTAGTTCCCCAAACCCTTGCTGGAGACGAGTTGTTTCCCTCGTTGCCCTTGTCGGAGTTGATGTAGCCGCATTGTATGAATCCGTTTCCATCTGTGCGGACAATCTTGTTAGCTTCGCTGTTTCGTCCGCTATGAACATGAAGGCTATCCACCGTGTCGGCATTTCCTGCATTGCTCGCATAGTTGACGGTCAGCGTCTTGTTTGTTCCTCCGACCGTTATAGACAAGCTGTTCCCGCTGTTAGACAAGTTCGTAAACAATCCGCTGGCGTGTATTCCGTCCACCATGTCCGCATTATGCACCGTTGCCACGTCAGTGCCTTGTACGATGCTTGTGTAGGCTTGGTTGTGAATGGCGGTCGCTGCGTCCTCAATGGTTGCGTATGCCTCGGTATGGCTTGCGGCGTTGGTTGTCTCCGTGCTATTAACCAAGGAGAATCTCTTGCCCAAGCCACCACGCCTGTCTTGCAACGTTCTGATTACAACAGAACCATACGCGCCACTCATCTTAAGGAACACATCATAGTATGCCTTGCCTGTGGTCTTGTACATTGCAATCTTCAAGCTGTCCAAACCGTAGCCGTTGCGTGAAATCCACTGAATGCTACAACTTGCGTTTGCACCTGTGGAGAGGTTATCCGTTCTTATGTAGACCCTAGCTATTCCATAATAGCCGCCATTGAAGCCTTCAGAGATATAGAGCAAGATGCAGCCATCTGCATAATTACCTGTAATCTCATTCACCTTAGCTATTCTTCGCCAAGGATAAGTGTTGGTGTTGCTGGCGGTTGCATTACAATAGCTCATGTAGCCATTGATGGTGATGTTGGCAGAGCCATCGAAGTTGGCATTACCCGTAAGGTCGCCGTTAAGGGCGATGTTCCTAGCCGTCACCAACTTGGTTGCCGAGTACACTTGCATGTTCGCCAACGATTTTGCAACCGTTCCGATTGTCATGCTCACTCCATTGTTCGTGTTGCTCAAAGCGGTGAATATGCCGTTGAGGTGGACATTATCCAACTTATCCGCATTGGAGATGGTCTTGCTGTTGATGTAACCCCATATTGCCGACGCTGGTCTTCTATGTATCCTATTCTTGGCGTTGCTGTCGTTGAATCCATTGTCGCTCGCCCAGGAAGTAAGAATCTCCGTCTTGTCGGTCAAGTTCGCTGTGGCTGTTGATATGGAAGCAATCAAGTCCGTGTCCGCAACGGTCACATCAGCCAAACCATTGAATGACTTGCCGAAGACCGAAAGGGAGTGGTTCACCTTGGTTGCTGTTGCGGCGTTACCTGTGATGCTTGCGCTAGCTGTAATGAATCCTGCTCCATTCGTCAATTGGTTCGTGTTGTTCGGAATGCTTATACTTTTTGCTGCACTACCATCATAGCTTCCGCTTGAATATCCGCTCCATGAGAGGGCACTTGGGTTCTTCAACGAAGATGGTCTATCCGTGATGTCTGCCCACTTGTGGGTATGCCCACTTAGGCTAAACGTGCTACCCTTAACAACGCTGATAGTAGTGCCATTTTTTGTAACAGACGTAACCGCATTGCCCGAGCCTGTTACGCTAACGGCGTTCACACCGTCCGTGATACCATATCCACTGAGACTTGTTGGCTTAGAGGTCAAACTTGCAAAAGTATGTGTATGCCCATTGAGCGAGAATGTAGAGCCTTTGGTGAAGGTTATCTTTGTTCCACTCTTCGACACGCTAGTTACGGCATTGCCTGAGCCTGTGGTTTCAATGCTTGTTGCGCTACCACCCTCCAAGGTGGAGATTCTGCCAATGGCAGCGTTCAACGAGTTGTTGAGCACGGCGATGGAATAGGCACTTGCAATCTCGCTAAGGTTCTCGCTTGTGAGCTTGATGGAATCGGCATACGCCTTTGCCGAGAAGTTGTTGCTTCCTGTTGTTCCAGCGCTTCCCTCTCCATAGGCAGAAATGCCACCAGTAGCATAGAGGTTTGCCACCTCGTTAGTCGTAGTGTTCGTAATCTTCAACGCCTTATTGGTTGCGTCATACTCCATCTTTATGTTGCCGATGGAGATGTACTTTCCGTCAGGCACGATGATACTTCCGTTAATATCGGCAGTACCGTTAAACGAGTTACCCCAAAGCTTGCGAGTATTCGTGAGCTGGAGAGCCTTTTTCGCTGAACCGCTTGTAAAGTAGCCCTGCAAGGTGGTGATACTCGTCTTGTTGGTGGATATGCCCGAAGCGTTCACCCCTTCTGCCTTTTTCGCTCTTGCTACCTCGTCAGATATAGACTTATTGATTCCGTCAACAATACCGCTCAAAGTGTCTGTCTGCGCAATATTGGCGAGGAAGCTCACCACCTCGTTCCACTTATTGATAATTCCGTCCGCAGTCTCCTCGTCAGTAGTCATAAGTGCATACCAACCATAAGCGCTATCCCAATGACTTACTTTTGTCGATGAAATACCGTCCAATACAGACTTATTGCTATGAGTATGCTTTGCCGATACCGCACCATCCCAAGCTGTCTGCTTTGCAGTAGTAGGAATAGAGTAACCCGAGGTAAGACTAATGGCAAACGTACCGCTTGTTGTGATAGTCTTTGTTGCACAAGTCAAACCAGTAGGAAGAGTAAGTGCTACAGATGTAACAGTACCCTTGTTTGTGGTATAGCCCTTTGCATCAATCTCCGCTTTGGTATAATAGCTTGCGAGAGACTGATGGGCAGTCAGATACCCAGCATCGTTAGTAAGCTGGCTTACCTTCGTGATGCGGTCAGTGATTTCTGTCCACTTATGGGTATGCGCACTAGGTGTGAATGTTGATGGCTTACCCGTGATGTTATTCCAAGAAAGGCTCAGACCGCCAAGCTCTGATGCTATATTGTCAATTCGGCTGCTGAGAGCCTTTATAGCATAGGCATTCGGAATACTAGTCAAGTCCGCATCCGTATAGTTTCCCTCTATGATTCTCGCATAGCTGATTACGCTTGCAATCAAGCCGCCACCACCCGTGGTAGATGCTCCTGCTCCGTATGCCGTGATACCACCTGTGGCATAGAGATTACCATCAATCTTGATAGCCTTATTGGTTGCATCATACGTTATCTTAATGCCATGGAAGGAGATTGCGCCTTCGAATGTAGCATCGCCCGATACGCCAAGTTTAGAGAATGGAGCGTTTGGCTTCAAAGACACAAGGTCAGCAACGCTCGTTCCTGCACTTCCTTCCTTCCAAGTCGGCTCGAAGAAGGTGAGGTATGCGCCAAGATTCTTTTCGCTGATGATAAACGATGTAGGGTCTGCGTGAACCTTTCCGCTCACATCCCACCAGATAGCACCATTGGCAAGATAACCCGAGCCATCGAAGCGGATGAGGGAGGTTGCAGGGGTAAGATTTCCGCTATTATAGTCCTTATCCACCATCTGACCGCCCCACCATGTTGCGATACTCTTCTTTCCTCTATTCGGGTCTATTGCTCCGTTGATACCGCTCTGAACGTTTCCGTCTGCATCTCTCAATGCAAGGAGCGTTGTCATTACAAGACCACCGTCAATATCTGTAGTCTGACCGAGCGCATCCTTGAGATACTTGTAACCTGCGAGGTCTGTGATATTCTGCTTCAAGTCACCATATATCTTGCTAGTGATATAGGCATTAGCCAAACCAAGTTTGTCATAGAATGCGCTGTATGCGGACTGAAAGTTGGTGAACTTCGTTCCCACGGCTGAGACGATAATAGCCTTGCCGTTAGTATCAGACGCATTGTATCTCTTAGAAATATCTGAGAGATACTTGATGAGTTCCGTCTTGGCAGTAGAGAGGGTAGTGAAAGCAGTATTAAGGTCGGTGAGTTCTTTTGTACTCTTTAACACCTCTGCTCCCTTCACTTCATTGTACGACTTCTCGGCAGCTGCGAAAGCATCTTCAAGTCGCTTGGAATCCTGCGCCATAGCCGCAATCTCAGAAGGCTCTAGATAGCCATCTGTAACGTAGCTGTCGAAAGCCTTCTTGTTGGTGGTGACGGTAGTTCCTAATTTGCTGATGTCACCCTGCGCCTTTTCTGCCGCCTTCTGCGCTTTCTCCGCCGCTGCCTTGGCTGCGTTAGCAACGGTATCATCGGTGTATTTAGATGCTTTTATCCAATCACCGATTGCGAACTGAGAACCAGCACCCTTTGCAGTCTGGCAGCGCAATACCTCATTCTTATAGGTACTTCCGTCTGCTGGATAAGTCGCATTAACCCAAATGTCACCAACTTGGTATGGTGGGTTCGGCTGAGTGCTAAATACCTTCATTTTGCCATCTGCCGTTTCCTGCGCCTTGCTTGCATCGGAAAGGGCTTTAGCGATGTCGGTATCTGTAATGATAGTCCACTTATAGGTGTTGCCATCCTTGGCAAAGCGATATGCCTTGCCCGTCTTGTTGTCATAATAGAGGTCGCCCAAATGGGTATCTTTTTCCTTGTCTGTCGCCCAACTGCTGGCTGGAGCATTCTTCAAAGTAGGCACACCCTCATAGAACCACGTCTCGATAGCACCATCCACCTGATTCTGCAAGTCAGTAATAACCTGCGAGTTCTTGATGAGATTGTTCACCTGCTCCTCTGTCAAGCCCTTTGCTGAGTTCTCCTTGATGTACTGAGACAATTCCTTGCCATCTACGGTTGATTTCGCCGAGAGCTTACCCTTAATAGATACCTGCTTGGCTGCGCTGTCATACTTGATGTAGCTACTACCCTCATAGCCATTCTCCTTAGTAGGTCGGTCGCCTACATACATATCACCATAAACGTTAAAGAAAGCCTTGTTGGTCTGCTTATTCACGCCATATTCCACATACTCCTTGTTTGCAAAGGAATAGCTGTTGATGCCGTGATAGAGGCTAATGGATGGCGAATAGGTATCTACCGCCGAGAAGATAAGGCAGTTCTGACGTTCCACATCGGTTCTATTACCGCACTGGTTGAGCACATCACCTTTAGCAGGAACATCGCTAGCCGTGGCGCAATCGGTATCGGAGAGGTCGATGTAATGATACTTCTTTCCTTCCAGCTCCACAGGTTCCTCGTCACGACCGATTACCAATCGCCAGTGAAAGTGATTACCCACCTTATGATAAGTGCCCTTGCGAACGTTGAATGACTCTGAACGCACCTGGTCGTCAATAGCGAAATCATTATCTACAGAATCGCCTTCCTGCTCTGCGAGGAAGTAGCAACGATAAGCCTTCTGTGACACATTATTATATGTCACAGTAACCTCTTCTACCTTATGAGCCACCACACCTCCAGCAGGAGAAATAATCTCCTTACCACCGATGGTGGAGGTTTCCTTGATAACCAGCTCCTCGAAGATAGCCTTCATCCTCACCTCCAGGTAGTCGGTAATAAGATGAGAGCGACCTTCTGCATCGGGAATCCAGGATCCTCCGTTCTCATTGTTGGAGTTACCGACAAGCAAACCACCAAGGAACTTCTGCACCTTCTCCCAAGTGATTGTGCTCTTTGCGGTGTTATCCTGCAGCCTAGATACAAACTCCATCCTAGAACGTCTAGCAGAATAAACGTTACTATCGGATGCAGGAGTGGTATCGTTCATGCCAATTACATAGACACCTCCACCATTACCGCTTCCTGTGCCGCCTATCTGCATTCCATTCACCTTGATGGAATCAACCTTGTCTTCCAACTTACCCAACCGGCTAGTAGCTGCCTTTTCTCCTACTATGTACTGAGGATGGTCGTAAGGGATATCCAAAGGTATCTCCATTCCGATGATACGAGAGTTTCGGTAGTGCTTGCCATCCGCATCCACCTGCGCAAACATATCATTAATCAGCTTTACCTGTTCTCCGAGAGGATGGTAATCGTATATTCCATCATTGTAGAACTTATCGCCATCCATCGTGCAGGTGAAGTTTGAGTTGCTGATCATGGTCTTCTGATAGTACTGCTTCGCTCTATCGAACAGAGATAACTGAGCAGTAGGGATGAGGTCCGTATCTGTAATCTTGGTTGCGTCCCAATTGAACAGGAAGTACTTATCACCTACCTTCGGGCACATAACGCCATCGGGAAGAGTTCTTCCGTAAGTGTCATTAGCAACAATCTCAAAGTAGTTAACCTTGTCAATGACTTTGAAACTAACATCGAACTCCATACCCATGAGAGCACCGCTAGTGAACTTGATGCCTAAAGTGAGGTTACTCTTTATCCAATTCTTCTTGAAGTTATTAGTGAAAGAGTCTGTAGAAGTGACCTGCCAAAATGTCTGTGTAGTCTTCGTTCCGTCTTCGTTATTAACGGTGCTATCATAGGTCTTGATACTGCTGACTACACTTTCCACCTTTGGATATTCCTCCTCAAACATCACGACACCTTCGATAGCCTGCTTGTCGTTCTTCACGACATTCACATTCTCCAGGTAACCATTCTTGGCATAGAACCCATCACTATCTACTTCCTTGTTAGGGAGCATGAGGTAATCAGTAGCAACACCATCGGTGGTAACGTCCGCATCGGCACCAGTGAAATATCCTTTCGGAATATTCCTATCTGAGCCGAATGCGTACAGTCTCGTAATATAAGTTGACTTAGATTCCGAATAGGACATAGACAGAACATTAACATCCTGCTCGAATGTTGTCTGCCCTTCCATTTCGCAATATCCAAGGTATATGATGGAGCCATCTATCCACCACTCGCAGTTGAGTGCGTCTTCGGAACAGATGGCGTTGAGAGCATCAAGAATACTGATGGAGCCGTACTCGATCAAGAATCTCTTCTGAACATCGAAAGCCTTGTTGTTGTATGTAGTGTAGTCAACGGAGAAATCCTTGCCATTGTACGTAAGACCTAGCGCCTTTAGGTTGCCGAGTATAACGTTCATGTGTACGCCTACCGTTGTGGTAAGGCTGAAGGAGGTCTCGTTGGCTCCGTGCTGAGGGCGATACTTGCAAAGCTTATTCTTCCAAGACATATAGTAGGCATCCATCTGCATTTCGTAGTCATAGCCATCACTATCATTGTGCTTAGGGAAGTATGATGATGTAAGCTCAAAGTAGCCGAAGTCGGGAATCTCCACGGAGTCCCCAATCTCGAAATAGATAGGAGTAGCCGTAGTGAACTTCAAGATGATGTAGTGGTGGTCCATAAGCTGATATGACAGCTTAGAGCCCTCACCGAAGTCCTCTAGTGTGAAGAATACCTTGTTATTTCTCTTTATCTGAATCATAGCTTGTGTATTTACTTGTTTCACCTCTGTCACTAGGGTCTGGCTCGTTGAGCTTTAGGCTGAACTTTGCCATTTCCCGAATGAACTGACTGAATTGAGTGCAGGAGAGATAGATGCACCGATACCACACATTAGGCTGAAATCGGGTGCGGATAACCAACTCTCCCTTGGCAAGAACCTCCTCGCAGAACCTAGCATAGTTCATCATGAACGTATCTGAGTCCTTGGCGGTCATATTGAACGGCAGCGTTATCTCCCTCTCATCCAATCTAGGATTGTGCTTGATAACTGACTTTCCGTCCTTTGAGCGATACTTGTTGCTGATGAACTCCTTGTTTGGTGCAGGGGTCATGAGCGCACTGAGGGCGGTTTCGTCTAAGAATATGCCCCACGTAAGATAGGCATCTTTGCCATTGATATAAAGTTGACCATTAAGCATAACTATTTAATCATTAAATAACCTCATAGGCTTCGCTGAGAGCCGCTTTTGCTATTGTTGAGTATAGTTGTAAGGGCTGACAAGCGAAAAGCCTATAGAGGTCAAATATCCTTTAATCTTCTGTTCATGTCATCCAGCTTGGCTCCGAAGTCATTATATGTGAGCTTTGAATACTTCACGATGTCTTCGAGGTAGCTGTTTGTCATGATCATCATGTTTCTAATCTCCAATACTGCTCCATTGGTTGAGATTCCGAGTGTAACGATGCTCTCCATCTGAGATATGGTGGTAGTCATGTTCTGAGCGATGGACTCTCCTGCAATCTGCAGGGCTGTGAAGCGACCATTCAGCTCGTCTGCGGTATCTTGCCCCATAGATGCCCATCCTCCGCTTGTAGCGGTCTGTGATGAGGATGAAGAACCAGTGTAGCCTGTCACCTTTGCCCACTCGTCACGTCTCTTCAAGCCTTCCTGGACTATATCATCGTAACGCTTATAGAAAGCATCTACATCTTCTTTGGTTAGCTTTCCGTTTTTATCCTTCATAGCCTTTGCCCAATCATCGTAGAGTTTCTTCAAGTCTCCATTGATAAGGTCTTCCATACTGAAAGAGAGAAGGGACTTCTGCATCTTTTCTGCGAAATCATCTGCCACTTCGCTAGCAAAGTCGCTACCATCCTTCTTCATGTCCATAAGGTCCGTCAAAAAGCTATCTCTCATTCCACTGAAGGAAATCTGAGTAAGGTTCTCCTTGAACTGCTCTGACAACTCTTCCAGCTTGCCCGCTTGGTCTATGTAGTCATTCAACTTCTCTGTCAGACGTCCACCATAGTTACCCTTTCCAGTGTTCTCGATATGCTCCCAGATGGCAACGTTGCCACGGAGGAGCTTCATTTCCTCTGGACTGAGGGAGAAGAGGTCGCCATTGAAGTCTGATTTGACGTTCTTCTTGATCCAATCAATCTCATCACTACCGAAGCCACCCCAATAAGCGTTCCATGAGTGGTGCGAACCATGATAGCTTGCCTGTGCCTTTGCGATGTCGAGGTAGTTCTGATTGGTCTCCTGCTGATTCTTGTAGGCTTGCTCGTAGTAGGAGGTTGCCTTGGAGCCAAAGGAGTTTTCCATTGCATCAGTCAAATCCTCGATGGATTGCTGCAAGAGGGTATTTCTGTCTGTCAGTCTTTCGATGGTGTCATTGACTTTCTTTGCATTTCCATCTCCACCGAACAGACTATTGAAGCCACCGAATGAAAGCGTGTTGAGGATATGAGAAACGTTGTTCCCGATACTCTTCAATGGCTTCATAACGATGTCACCCGATAAAGCATCATCAAGAATGCCCGTTACTGCGCCAAAGACCGTGTCCATTAGGTTACTGATGAGCGTTCCGAAGCCATCTTTCAGAATATCGAGGATGCCGAGTACTGCGGAGATTATTTCACCTTCCATACCGCTATCCCCTAAAGCTTTCGTCAGAGTTTTGGCTGCGTCACTGTCTTTACCGAGCAACCCTTGGATGCCCTTTGCTAGAGTGTTGGCAACGTCCTTCTGCATGTTGCCGCCGAAAAGCTTGTCAAGTCCTAGAATGGAGTTTCCTATGCCTTTGAGTGACCCAGATGTGAGACCCTGCAAGCCAGCTTCGAGCTGCTGGAACTGAGAAACTGTCTTCTGTGCAGATGTCTGCAAGTCTGATGATGCCTTCTGAACTGATGAACCGAACTCCAAAACGTTGTTAGATGCGGTAGCGAGTACGTTCTGCGCTCTAGAGAGGTTGCCTTCAGCCTTGCTGATACTTGTCTTGTCACCGCTCTTCTTAGCCTTGGCGAGGTCTTCCTGCGCCTTGGTAACGGCTTTCGTGGCTTCAATCTCTCGCTCTTGTGCATCAATATAGCCCTGCATGGCTGACTGATAGGCGTTGATATCGTCCGAAACCTTCTTGAAGATGTCGCTATCCCAGATGGTGGCAGAGCCTTGTAACTTGGAGATAAGTTCCTGTATGGTCTTCTGCTCATTAACATCTGTTGTGCTCTTGGAGAGTTCTTGCAGCTTCTCAATGGTAGGCTCTAGTTGGTCCTTGAACATAGCACCGAAGTCTCCGAAGACGCTTCCCCAATCGATGTTCTGTCTGATGGCATTTATCTCGATGGTTTGGAGGTCCTTCTTTCTCTGCTGCTGAAGAGAGAGCTTTTCGCCCTGCGTCTGAGCCTTGGCAATCTTCTCCTCGTACTCCTCGGCAATGGCTTGCTTCTGCTGATAGAGAGAACCATACTCCTTCAAGTAGTCACGCATAGAGGTGAGGGCTTCCCTGTTGACCTCATCAAGCTTCTTGTTGTACTCTTGGGTAGCGAGGTCTCTAGCCTTGGAGAGGGCATCGGACTGAGCTGAGGTGAGGGTTACTTTTTTGCCAGCTTCCTTGTTTTTCTTCTTGAACTCTGCTTCCTGCTTGTCAATCTCGGCTTTGCGCTTGGCATAGTCGTTCTTGATTTCAGCAAGCTTCTTCTCCGTGCCTTCCTGCATGAGGGAGATAGTTTCATCTGTATTTTTCTGCTGCAAAGCATTCAAGCGGTTGTTTAAATCCTCCTGAGCTTTGATAGCTTTGTTCTCTTCCTTAATGCGAGTCTTACGAGCTGTAACTGCCGCTTTTGCTGCCCTTCCGCTTACATCACCACCTAGTTTCGAGTAGGCATCCTTGGCTGCTTTCAAGTTTTGGGTGGCGGTTTCGTACTGAGAAGCGGTGTATTTGCTCTTATTTCTCTCCATAGCAGCAACCTTCTTCTTGGCTGCGTTGTATTCACGCTGCGCTTTGTTGTAAGCCTGCTGATAGGTTTCCGTAGAACCAGTGTTAGCCAACGCTTGTGCTCTTTTTTTGGCTTGGTTGAGGGATTGTTTGGCGGTGTTCCATTGAGCCCTAAAAATCAAAGGAATGGTCGTAGCTCCTGTGACCGCCCAATTACGCTTCATCGCTAAGAGGTTGTTCAGAACCTTTGTTTTCTCAGACTCCTGCATGCGGAGATTCAGATCGGCAGGATTCTTCTTGATGTCTTCTCGAAGACCTGCTATCTCTTTCTGAGCCTTATTGATGAACGCATCCAATCTACTCTCGCCTGTGGCGTAGTTGATGGTTTCGTTGGCTGCTTGCCAATCGTTGGCCAGATTGATTGCTTCGTCATAGAAGTCAAAGATTTCTTGACGTACACTTTCGTTCTCCTGTGCTTCTTGCAAGCGAACTTCGATAGGCTTTGCATTCTCGGCTGCTTGGTCTCGAAGTTGGATGATGTTGGAAAGCTTTTCTTCTGCTTGGTCAAGGTCTGCTTGGGCTTGGCTTATCTGTGATGAGATAGCGATGCTACCTTGACCGCCATTGGCTGCGTCTGCTCTGAGTTGCATTTGAAGCTCCTCAACCTTCTTTCGGTACTTCTCAACTTCCTCTACAGCCTTATCGTACTTCAACTCATCCATGCTCTCGGCAACTTCCTTCTGCGTCTTAGCAAAATCGGCTGATGCTATTTGAGCTTGTGAGTATTGCTCCGTTAACTGAGGTGCGAGGTTGGAGAGTTTTTGGTAAGCTTCTGCCTTCTCGTATTCTGTAGCTGTCTCAGACTGAATTGTTCTGATAAGGCTTTCGATATTCTGCTGACGTTCCTTGACCTTGTTATCAAACTCATCCCATGCTTCATTGGATTTCCTTACTGCCGTTTCATGTGCTGTTTCTGCGGTAGCTAACTTGTATACGGCATAGGTTACTGCTGCGATGGTGGCAGCTATCCAAAAAAGAGGACTTGAGAACATAGAAGCATTCCATGCCCTCTGTGCTTTCTCGCATAAGAGAGTAACCTGTGCCCATATTCCTTTGGTTGCGGTATCGCGAGCTGTCGCTGCGGTATTCAAGCCTTGGGATGCGGTATTGGCATTGGTTGCAGCCGTTGCAGCTTTCTCTCTTGCTGCTTTAAGTTGGTTTGCTATATTGTTTCTTTCGTTTGCTGCCGTATTGAGGTTTGTTGCTGCCGTATCTCTGACTTCTGCTGATACATAATCGTCAAGGGCATCATAAGCATCTTGGAGTGATTGCACTTCGTTATCTTGTAGCGCAAGCTTATTCTCCAATACGTGAACCTCGTCTTGCATAACCTTTGCCTTGGTTTGCAATTCGGCAACGTAAGCCGCAACCTCTTCACGCTTGGATGCTACCAATTCCGCCTGCGCTGCTGATAACTGACCTTTGGCTACTGCTTCTTCAAGGTCTGTCTTCTTTGCTTCTTCCTTCATAGGGAGCAAAGATTCAAGAGCTGACAACTCGGCTGCATATCCTGCATTTGTTGTTGCTGTGTCAAAGGCTGCTATACTAACTGCCATTGCCTTATAAAGACCGATGGCAGATGCGGCTGCAAGGATAACCTCACCTATCTCCTTCCAATGGTCGATAACCTTAGATGTGATATCCAAAGCATCATTCATCAAGCCTTCGGTCTGTGTGCCAAGGTCATTGATAGCCATTTCGATGGTATCTTGGATATTGCTTATCTGTCCAGTAATAGAGTGAGATTGCTTTTCCATCAATCCACCGAACTTGCCGCCTTCATTGGTAAGGCTTTCGATAGCCTTCTTGACTTCGGGGAAACCTACCTTACCTGCTGTCACCAATTCCGAAACCTTATCCTTGGTAACTCCGAACTGCTTGGCAAGTTCCTCTGTCAAAGGAATACCGCGACCTGTAAATTGCATCAAGTCTCTTGTGAACAATCGACCTTGCACCATCGTGGTACCATAGAGCCATGTGAGGTCTTGCAGGTTCAATCCCAATCCTGCAGATACGTCACCGAGCCTTCTCATGGTTTCAGTAATCTCGTTGGCTGCAAATCCGTATGCGAGGAGTTGTTTTGCGCCATTTACCACACCCTTCATGTCAAAAGGTGTAGAAGCAGCAAGGTTGGCGAGGTCCGAAATCATTCCCTTTGCCTTCTGTCCGCTACCGAGCATGGTTTCAAAGGCAATCTCAAACTGCTGAAATTCTCCTCGGACAGTACCCAGTGTGCTGATGATTTCCTTTGCCGTAAAGCCAGCGAAAGCCACCGATGCAACAGACTTGATGCGATTGAAAACATTCTCAATGCTCTGACCCTGCTGCTCGACTGCTCTTGCTGTCTGTGATACTCCATCCTGCACCCCTCGGAAGGCTTTCAGTACGGATGAATTGTCACCTGTTATGTCAAACTTGATACTTGCCATTTTTTTTATTCTGTCAATTACGTAAAGGTGCACCTCCTCACCCAAACCTTTATTCTTTACTTTGTTCTTGTTAGTGAAGGAGGTTAAATTGGATTCTCTTCGCTCTGTCTAATCAGCTCCATGATGTCCTCTTTGTTATCTCCGCTGAAGACCTTCTCTGTTGCTGATGGAATGTGAGCCTTCTTTCTTTCCTCATCGGATAGATAGATGGAAGTTATCTTATCCTTCATCATAAGCGTGAGGTTGTTGTATGAGATTTCCCACAGAACATAGTCAAGGGTCCACTTGTATCTCTCGCAAGCTGCATCAATGAGAGAGCCCCAAATGGTCCTGCCACCAAAGATATACTGATTGCTGGAGTCTTTGGCTTGGTTTATCTTCTCCATACGCTCCGCTTCCTTGTCTATCCCACATTCCGTGATGATGTCGTGAAGCTTGTTGTCTGAGAGTATGGTGATGAGAAGAGTAGCTATATCATCGTTATCACAGAACTTGAAGATGATGTTTTCTCTTGCCTTCAATATGCGTGAACTGAGCATATCGGATTTCTTCTGAAGAGTGTGGTAGGCTATTATCTTACAGCAAAGACTTCGATTCTCCTCTACTACACGGAGTGCTTCAATGAGGGGATTCAGCTTTAAGTTATCATCTTTGATACCTAGCTGCTTAATCAATGGAGCAGTCAAATACATCTTGCCTAAAGTCTGAGGGTAGATAAACAAATGTCTTCTACCTACCTGTATGCCTAGAGGTGTATCTGTTAACACCATGGCTATCTTAGCGCCAATTTCGATGTCATTCTTCATAAGCCAATAAAATTTGTTAGCACCCAAGACAGGACTCGAACCTGCGTCTTTCAACCAGCATTTTAAAGACCAACTGGATTTCATGTGACGGACTTTGGTCTCGCTCTAACCAACTGAGCTACTTGGGTAGGTTGCCGACTGATAACCCTCAATCGGCTGAAGGGTGAGAAGAAATCAACGTATTGCCTTAGGGTTCACCTTCGACCTGTCCGTTTGTTGGAATGGTTATTTCCGTTGATGTGTCTGTAGCACCTGCAGGATGCTTGAATGTAAGAACATATTCGTCAGTCTTACCCTTAGCTTTCTTGGCTGTGATGATGCGCCAACGGAACTGACAATATACGGTCTCACCCTTCTTGTTGGTGGTCTTTGCTACCTCGTCACCCTCTGGCACAAGAGCCTTGTGGGTGTACTGCATCAAAGCACCATCCGCTGAAGAATATGACTCCTCCACGCTTACGGTTGACTTGCCGATATAGCAGCCAGGGTTCTCTGCATCTTCCGGCTGAACAGCGATAGCGTAGTTTCCTTCGATAAGTCCATCAATGGTAGGGAAAGGCTGAGGTAATCCCTTCTTGATGAACTCTTGATAAACGAGTTCGTAGGTGGACTTAGTTGTCTTTGAATCGACAATACCGCCACCTTCCTCCTTAGCTTCTGTTGTATCACCCTTGGTAGGGTTCAACTGGGTAGTGTCCTCCTTTGGAGTATCAAGCTTCTTCCAGTTGTTGGTTGCAGCACTAAGGTCACGAACATAGATGGATGGTTTTCCCCATGTTGTTACTGACATAATCTTAATCGTTTATAGTTTGATACAATAATTTGTTATTAATGATGTGCTCACTTGTGCCCTCGCAAGCTATTACCCTCTGTTCACTCATAGACAAGCGGAAATCTGATCCATGAACCGCTTCGAAGGTAGAGAAGGAGAGTTGGCATAACTCACGGAGCCTTGCCGTGTTCTCTTCCTTTTGGATATTGCCTTTCTTTGTGATAGCTTGGTCTTGAACGTAGATGTTTACATTCACGAAAACTTCTTGGATTTGCGAGGTTTGATTTGCTAGAATGGAGATACAAATATCTTCCTTACCAGTTCTACCAGTGCCATAATATGGTCTTCCTCGCTTGCAAAGACTACCTGTTACAGCAGTCTTTAATTTAGAAGAAGAGATAATGTTGTACACATCATCCTTGATGTCAATATCCGATTTCATAGCTTTATCTGATTGATTCTACTTACAGCTTTATCCACAGCGAGCTTTAGTTTACCATCAACAACGGAACGAGCCCATAACTCAGTGGATGCAAGCACATCTTTATTTTCTTTAGCTTCTACAAAGTCTGCATAGTTCATAGCCGCAACTACTACCAATGCGTAAACCTGTGAGTATTCCTTGGCTAGGTCAGCTATCATTTGTCTTCCTTCTTGTGAACCATTAGAACCATTGCCTATGGAAGCAAAGGCTGATTCTACTTGTTTCCTTCCGTAGTCAAAGATGGCATAACCGATGGAGCTTCGTAGGTTTCCTGTATGGTCTATCCAACTTTCCTCTGCCGAGCGGTCTCTTATCCTTGCATTACATTCTTCTCCTAGCTTGGCATAAGCGGTGAGGATTTCTTGCTTTATTATCGCCATAGCGGACTGAAAAAAGTTATCGAGCGCAGACTGAGAGGTTGAGAGTTTTATACCCATATTTTACATTGCAGTTGGTAACGATGAAAGCCGAGCACGACAAATTCCTTCACTTCGTTTCCGAAGAGCTTTACACGGATTTTGTCTCCGTACTCGAAATCTCGGCATGCTCTAGGAAGGTTGTAGATGGTGTATGAATAGTTCTTAGCAGAACCATCGGGGATAGTAATAACGTTTGCCTTGCCAGCAGGAACAATATCACACTTACAATAGTTATCCACCCATTCTTCTGAGCCTTGAACATAGTCTCCGTTATCGTCTTCATACCCATCAGTTACGTGTAGGTAATCTAGGGTATGGGCAGCGAAATCCAATACAGCCATATCTTAACCTCCTATATAAACCATCGGTTGACCCAGTGCAGGGGATTCACCGCTGGTTTTGTATAAAGCATTTATTCGTACTAACAGCCTTTCCTTATCCTTGTCAGATAGTGTTCCTATGCTCTTGTCTGACTCGGATAAGCTTACAGCTTGTATGAGAGAGTACAGACAATCAGCAAGCGCACCTTTCCATTCCTTGGACTGAGCGACCTCGAATGTATATTCATCATCACCATTAAGCTGACGTTCTATCATCTTATTCTCCACGAATCCTAAAGGGATAGGGTAGTGGATTTCATCAATCAATGCTTGCTTTATTGTCTTCATATCAATTCAAATTAAACCTCTGGAGTGAGTTTAGAGAGAACTTCGGCTTCCTCCTCATCGCTGAGTGAGTTGAGAGCCTTAATCAGAGTCTCATCGGTTGAGTTAGCCTTCACATTGGCACCAGCAGCCTTCAATGCAGCGATGAGGTCAGCCTTCTTATACTTCTTACCCTTGTAAGTAGTATACTGGTCGGTATCATCGGTAGACTCGGCTTCCGTATCAACCTCCTCAGACTTGGTAGTGAGCATATAAATCTGATCTACGTCCTCGATTACTGGCAAGCAGATAGCCTGTCCTGCGGTAACCTCCTGCAATGATGGCTCATTCTTGGAGTACTTAGAGATAAGCTTGTAGCTGTCAACGTTAGAATACTGAACACCTGGTACTCGATTGGTGTCCTCTGCAAGGGTACCCCAAACGAAAGAGCCTACGTTGGTGTTACAGATGAAGATGATGTTATTCTCATTCCATGGCTTAACTGATTTTGGCTTTCCGTTCTTCTCGATAATCACGGTTCGGTTGATAACCTTGATGGCTGCACCGAACTCATCCTCGAATGCTTCCGAGAAAGCTGACTCCGATGGCGTCTTGAGCTTGGTATTTTCGGTATAAGTCTTACCCTCGTAGTCGGCAACAAGCTCTTTTGCCCATTGCTCCTTGCGGATTTTCTTAATCTGCGTCTTAGCGAGCATAACCTGTATGATGGTATTGTTATCGGCATTTGCCTTATCGAAGATTTTCTCGAAATCATCACGGGTTGTAACACCATTGGTTTCTGTTTTGAAGCAGTTTGCCTTAAAATATCCATAGTCAACACGGATAGCCTTACCCGTATTGTCTGCATCTTCAACGGCAATAATACCATTAGAGAGACCTGCCAAGAAGTTCATTTCGTTACGCTCTTCGAGACCGACAGAGCAAGCGACACCATCATTCATGAGCTTGTTGATGATACGAGCCTTTGCAGTTTTAGCAGCCTGTTGTGTTGATGTAGCCTGCTCAACCAAGCCTTGCGCCTGGAATGAATTGGCTCTAGCTACAATGTTCTCATACTGAGCCTTCATGATGTTGATGTTGTTGATATCAGACTCGAAAAGAATCTTCTTCATCGCAATCTTTGGCAACTTACCATTAGAGGTTGCGATTTGACCACGCTTCTTCAATGGAATGTCTGAATCCATCTCAACGATGTCGGCAGCTACGTATGTGGTCTTAGCTGATGAACCTTCCCACTTCTGATCGGCAGAATACACATCGGTAAGCATCTCCTTGTAGAGGTAGGTGCGCTCCTTTGGATTCTCCTTCTCCTTAACATACAAGCTAAGTTTAGGGAAGATAGCTCGGATAAACTGAATAAAAAGTGATTCGTTCATATAAACAATCTTTTAAGTTAAAAACTAGAGCACAACTTAGTCATGCTCAAAAATAAGACTTGGGAGAGCGGTCTTGATGGCGGTTCTCTGAGTTTCGTCCTTGAACTGATAAGGCATTGCCACATCATTCACGCGACCATTATCCATAATGGCAACCGCTTCACCCTTCATGCGTGAGCGAACGACAACACCAGCAAATTCTGCATCGCTAGCCTTGTCTTTGTACTTGCCATCTTCGGTTTCAAGTGGAGAATACTCATAAACATCATCAACCTTCTTGCGGACAATGATGTGACCTGCCTGAATAACTTCATCCTTGAAGTTGGCGTAGTCGAGTGCTCTACCGCCTGTGATACCACCGAGATACTGACGGATAACCACAGCGTCCTTACCCATGTCGTAGCCTTTGGTTTTTGGCTTGTAGTCTTCTGCTACCATAATCTAATAATTTATTAGTGAAACAATAGATGATTACATCTTAGCCAGCTCCTTGACTTCATCATCAGACATTAACTTATCTTCCTTATTTGGTTGAGGTTTGGTATCGGGAGCAGGGATTCGTCCAAGCTTTTCAAGACCCTTTTCAAGTCTTTCCTTGTTCTCTTCCTCAATATCTTCCTTCAACTCATCGAGGTAGTCCTCAAACTCCTCTTCATTCTCAAACTTCATGTGAGAGAAAGATTTAAGTCGACGCTCTCCGAACTTACCTGTGTCCTTCAGCAGTTCCCTTACCTTTGCGGTACGGCTGCTTGTGGTATTGCCAGACTTCAATGCAGTTACATCACCTTGGAGTGTAGCAACCGCCTTAGTAAGTTCCTTGATTGCGTTGAGGGTAGCGGAGTCTTGTTCATCATCGCTATCCTTCTTGCCCTTCTTGCCCTTCTGTGACGGACTTCTACGTGCTGGCACGTCATCATCATCTGGTTCATCATCTGGAACATCGTCATCATCGGGTGCAGGATGAGCGTTTTTGTACTCTGAGACTTGGCGGTCTGCTGCGGACTGAGTTAACTGGAGTAACGGCAAGACATCATCAATTGCGTCACTAATACCTTCACTAACTTCTTCGTCAGTAGCATCATCTTTGAGTTGAAGTTTGTTGGCAACATTGGCGGCAACACCCTTTAACTCCTTACGACTGAACCCCAATGCCTTAATGTCTCGATTGGTTTTCAGTGCTTCAAGAACTTTTCTGTAATACTTGTTCATTGCTTGTTGAGTTATATTTAACAAAAAATGGTCTGCGAGCGAAATGCAGGCAGACCAAACGTAGAACTCGGTGTAAGAGCAATGTTACGAAAAGTTCTGTCACGTGCATTTTCACACGCTTTTATGGGTGCAAATATACAAAATATTATTTAATCAACAAATAGTTTTTGCAAAAAAGTGAGAAATTATTTTCATTTCAATAAACAAGGGAGAACTTCACAGCCCTCCCTTGGAAGATAAGATGCAATAAAAATGCACTTAAATGTGCAAAATATCTTCTGTGTTCAAGTTAGTTTCTTTTGGTATGTAATTATAGGTTTGAGGTATTTTATCAGCTTAGAACTTATAATTTTCCTCTATCGTGGTAAGAGTAATATTGATCTGATTTGCTACTGATGATAACGTGGTCCATAAAAAACAATCTCATTATTTCACAAGCCTTCTGTATCTTATATGTTATCTCATCGTCAGACTTTGATGGAAAGCAGTTAGGGCTTGGATGATTGTGAACCAATGCTATTATTACGGCATTGCAGGAGATAGCTTCTTTACACACAATTCTTACGTCTATAGTGGTTTCTGATATTCCACCTTGTGACAATCGAACCATTTTGATTAACTTGAAGTTGTTATCCATACAGAACAGATAAGATTCTTCTATTTCTAAATCCTTGACGTATGGTAAAATATAGTTGTAGATGTCGAGAGAACTACCCAAATCTGTAAGTTCTTGCGACTTCTCCTTCATAAGTCTTCTGCCAAGTTCGAATGCAGCGAGTATAGCGGTTGCCTTCTTTTCACCTATTCCTTTGATAGATGTAAGCTCCTGCAGTGTTCTCTTGCTTGCCTTTCTGAGGGAATGACTACCATCAAAGATTTTTCTTATTGGTTCATTACCCTGTAGCATAGGGTCTATACCGATAATTGAAGCAATAAGGTTCTCATTACTCAGATATTCTACCCCATATTCCTTTGCGTATGATGTGATAGAATCGTACTTGATAGTTCTTGCATTATCCTTCATAAGATACCTCCTCTATGTCTTTTGAATAATTGAACACAACATCAAAACTGAAACCCAATTCAGTAATGAGGTAGAAATGAATATCCTCCCAGTCCCAACTTGAAGGAATGCCTTTTATCTTTTTAGACTTTTCGGCATCCATTGCTATGATAACGTTCTCTTCCATTGCTCTATCTTATTTTTAAAAGTTCATAACTTTCGTTTCATACACTATGAATCCTATCTGATCCGCAACAATCAGTTTCAGATGATTTCCTCCTGGTCCATTTATATCACCATCATTCAATCCGATTTCGTCTAACGTAGCTTTAATGGCAGTTTGGTAATCTCCTATACCTTGAATTAATAAGCATAGGTCTGGTCTCTCATCAAGAAACTGATGAAAACCATAAAGGCTATACGAGCCTTTTTTGATGAGGGAGAAGAAATCTTTCCATTCATCACCACTAACCTGCGTGGTTACGGATTTAAGCTCTTCTATTGTTGTACAGTTGCTTTCCATACGATTTCATTTAGCGTGATACGATGAAGTCTTTATCTGTAAAGGTCTGATCCTTGTATTTCTCGAACAACTCTCGGTCGCTGATACAATCATTAGCAAACGCTAACTCTCTGAATGAAAGTTTGTACCCAAACTTATCTTTCAACATTTCGATTTTGAGTTCTTCTTTCTGAAGTTCCGATAATTCATATACTGTCATATTCATTTCCTCCGATTAAACATTGTCATATCGCTGTCCAACAATTCAAATTTAATTCCTTTCTCTGTTTTCTTAGCCATCCATTTTGCTGTAACCACGCCGCCACTCCATGCTTTTATGAGAGGGAGAACCTTACAGTCCCCTACATTTATAATCTGTGTAATATACTCGCAAGCACCTTCAAAAGTGTCGAATGCGTGAAGTAATACCGTATATCTATCTGATTCTGTGTAAACGTTCATTGCTCTTACCTCCTATATTTTAAACCAATTCATAGCTTTCTGTATTCTCATTGTATGCTACGACTCCTTTCTGCTGTAAATTACAAAGTGCAGTGTTGAAGTTGTAGATACTAAACTCTGCATCTATAGCTTCAATCAAGTATCCTTCTTGGTAGCCGAACTTGACCTTTTTCAAAGCCTTTGTAATTCGCTTCTCTATCGCTTCTACTGTGTATACTTTAACCTTTTTCATTGCTCTTATCTTTAAATTGTTATTTTATTTTTGATAGTGCAAAGGTAATCATTTTTTTGCAAATGACCAAACGTTTTGAGCATAAAGTACTTTTTTCTAACTTAGTTTAACTTATTGATACTTAGATACTTATATCAAACTATTAATCTCGTGTATGTAAGTCCGCTTCTTAAAAATGGTATAAGTATATGGAGATAAAAATGAACCGCTTAGAAAGGCTTATATTGAAGTGTATAGTCTTTTTCTGAATTACTTTATATTAAATAAAAAATGCACTCTAACCTCACGGTCGGAGTGCACTAAGAGCAATGAAACGTTAAAAGAAACGTTTCGGCTGCAAAGTTACAAAACTTTTCTGTATCTTGCAAATTTATACTATACTATTTAACAATTGCAAATCATTGTCTCTATCGAAGTCGTATGGATAGAAGGTGTTGGCAAGGGCATCCATCTTGTCGGGAGAACGTTTCAGACGCTTCTTGATTTCGTCTTTTGGTTCCATGATGATTGAACCATCTGACTGAAACAGCCAATGCACTTCGCACAACTCTTGATCCAACTCATCATCGGGTGGGAGTGCTGCAAAGAATCCATTCTTTGGGTTGAGCCAGTCACGTATGCACCAAAACAAATAAGCCCTCATGTTAGCGAAAGAGTAGCAGCCTGTCACATCGTGCTTGTTTCTCACGCCTTCCGAGAACTTGCAAGAGAATGCAGTTAAATACTTTTGTTCTATGAGTCTTGAATAAACTCCAGCACCTTCTCCTATGGTATCAATGAAGGCTTTATTCTTGGAACTCAAACTTAGGTAGTGCGCGACTTGACCTGCGACTGCCATGTGGTCCGCATGACCACCCGAATTATGACACTTGATTTCTGAAACATAGTTTCCTTGTCGTGGAACATAGCAAGACCTATCGCGCCCCATACCTGCGACATCGACACCTAGGCGTATTGGCTTATGGGTGATAAAGCCACTATCTTTAAGTTCCTTCCATCTTCTATGGGCAATCTCGCACCATTCGTATGGAATGAGGGTATCTTCGGACACCTTCGGAAACATACCGAGGACCTTAACACGAAAAAGGTCATTTGGAGTGTAATACCCACCTTCCCAAATAAAATCGCCACGACCTTCATCAAACTCAGACTTTCTGATCTTCTGTGCCCATGCTGAGACCTTATCGGCTACCCATTCATAGTCAACTTGACCGGGGATAATATTTTTCTTGCTTACTACGTTCTCTGCGTTGAGGGATGATAATCTAAACTTCTTGAATCGGGGAGACTTCATGGAGTTGGCTGCATACCCTGTAGTAACGTTTGGGTTGAATACCAATAGCAATCGAGAGTTTCCTTGCAGGTTACCCTCGATTGCATTATAGATGGTGTCCGAGATACCGGATGCTTCTGTTACGATGAACATGGTGTTTACAGCATGGAATCCCGACCATGCCTCTGTATTGTCGGCTGAAGACTTGAAACCTGTCAGATACCATTCCTCATAATCAGTTCTGATGCCATCCGACAGCAAACGACCAGGCAGGAAGCCTGCCTTTTTGTATAGACGTGCCACTTCTGGTATCATGATATTCGTCACCTGTCTTCCTGTCGGTGCAGTAAGGGCAATCTTGGTATTCTTTTCCAAACTACCATCCTTGCCGAAACGAGGAGTGAGGTATAGAAAACATAAAGCGGCTACGGCAGCGATGAAGTCCTTACCCCTTGCAGTTCCACTGGCTACCGTTGTCATTTTGTTCTTCTGAACAGAACGCAATATAGCCTTTTGCTCTTCGTCAAGGCGAGCCTTCAAGACTTCCTTGGCGAAGAGACACCAATCATTGCGCCATGCAATCATTTTTTTTATTGCTTTCTGTTCTGACATTTATTATTCCTCATCATCGGGAAGCTCCTTCATTAACTTCTCGAATGGGTTTTCTACTAATCTGTTATCTACTTGCTCGACATAGCCACGCTTCTTGCCCTTAGTTTTCAGAAGGAAGATGATTGCAGTTAGATTACCTTCGTTCACCTTTTCAACCAACTTGCTTTCAGTAAAGTCAAGAATGCCTTCATCTATATCATCCAACATCTTGGCTAACTTTTCATCCTCTTTTCGCCAGTTATATAAGGCTTGGCGTGTAATGCCCAAAGCTACTGCCGTAGCAGCCATATTGCCGCCCTTCTTTTCGTAAGCAGCGGCAATTTTTTTTAATTCTGTTCTTCTTACCTTTGCCATAATCAACCTTTTTAACTTGCAGATGCTATGACTGCTTTCAAAGCATCTATGTAAGACATATTTTCTGTTAGCAACAAGCAACGTGCTAAATCTCCAATAGGTCCGAGACCAGGAAGGAGATTGACGTCTATCACGTAAAGGTTACCTTCATTATCGCAGCGCATATCAATACGTGCATGATGTTGTAACCCAAGACTAGAGAAAACATCGGAAGCTATCCTCTTAGCCCTATCATCTAAATCTCCATAGACCTTGCAGCCGACCTCCATATAGTTTTTCTTGCTTTCGTATGTTTGGATGCCGCCATTTGTTGTACAGATTACCTCCATTACAAATGTTCTGAGGGGAAAGCCTTTTATGCAGACAACCGTAAATTCCCTTCCATTTATAAAGTCTTCTATTACAACGTCTCCTTTGCCTTTCGGATCAAGCTTTTTTGTTTGAACTCTGATTTCATCGGCGGTGTGACAGATGTTTAGTTCAGAGATACCAACACTATCACTTCCATATCTAGGCTTTACGAAATAAGTTTTTCCGTGCAAGTCAAACACCTGATGATACTGATGTGGTACTCTAATACCATTCATTATAAGCCATCTTGCAAGTTTAGCTTTATCCCTTACAAGTTCGTACTTGCTAAAATCTTCTGCCGTGGTCCTTACACCTTTCTTTCGGATTGTATTGATGAGTAACTCACTTGCAGTTCTTAGCAATACGACATCCTCTTTGTCAATGAAGTCGAGGTTGTCTGTCTCGTCAACAACTGCTAATTGGATATTTTCTCTACCAAGTGCTTCTTGGTAATATCTGAAAACTGAAGGTGTATTCAGTTCTTCCATTTCCTTCTTACTTGTTATGCTCCAAATCATTTTCTTTTTCTCCTTCCTTTATTTCGGTTAAACGTTCACTTGCTAACTCTAGCAACTTTGCAAATGTGATGCTTGGGGATTTTATGCCAAACTCCTTACCTATCTCTTGTTGGATTTTAAGCAAGGTTTTCTCGTTATCTTCTTCGGAAGCTAGAACGAGAGCATCACTTTTGCGTGCTTGCTCACGAATGTCTCCATACAATGTGTCCAGACTAGCGAATGAGCTAGGATAGAGGATGATGGTGAATACGAAATTCTCCTGCATGGCATATACATCTATACCCTCTGTGCTTATTGGCTTAATCTCATCGATGTTCACATGGGCAAACTTCTTGAAGTCGATAGATTGAATTGATGCAAACAACTTCTTCAGAATACTAACATTAGCTTCACCATGAAGGGAGTTGTGAGATAATTCAATAGCAATAGCTTCATCATTTGTAATCTCGCTTTCTTCTACATACAAGATGCCTAGCATTTTATAGTGCAGTTTCTTGCAAGCCCTCAAACGATGATTACCGCTGATCATGATGTATCTACCATTATCCTTCTTGATACAGGTAGGCACACTACTCAATCCAGACTTAGCAATGTTGTCTGTTAGTTGGGCGAAGTCTTCACCCGACATTTCATTTGCATTGATTTCTACCTCATCTATGAGGTTTATATCAACTTTTGCGTATTTCCATCTATCTTCATTTTCCATTCTTCAACGATTTTTGATATTTCTCAATGATTTCCTTATTCGTAGGGTATATGCCAAGTATTCCTTCGTAAGCAAGATAAGATGACGTGCAGTGTTCCTTCACTTTCTTGTATACACCACGATATTTCATGCTCACAGGCTTATGGGTATAAGCGCAGGAGATAACCTTCTCGCAAAGTTTGTGCATTCTTCTGCTCAAATATCTTTGAACACCAACAGACTGAATGCAGTACAGTATGAGTTTACTCAATCGAGGGATTGCGTTATTCGTGCAGAAGTCCGTTAATTGAAACAAATCATACCCCTTGTGTTGAGGTAGCGTAAAACCAAACCCACCTAGGGTATATTTATCGTATTTTACCGCAAAAGCATACGTACATACGCTACATTGGTCCACCTTCTTGATATACTTCTTTTGTAAACAATGAAGAAGAGAAGCATCTACTCGTTCAATCATCAGTTTGCTTGCGTCTGTAATCTCCAAATCATCGGGAGGTACAATCTCGTTGCATTCGATTCTGTATGAAGAATATGAGGTGCTTGCATTATTTTGTGCAGTTGGCTTATTGCAATAGAGGAACCTTCCTACAGACCGTCTTTCCCCACTTGAATTATTCCACATAGCTATCTTATGCAGGTTTCTCAGATAAGGGCTGTTGCTGAAATAGTAGAAATAACTATCACTCGGAATACTTTCCACAAGATTATAGTAGTCGTTCCTTGCAACAGAAAAGTCTGATTTCAAGTCACTATTCTCAGAAATGAGTTTGAATGCTCTCTTCTGCTTCTTCTCTATTCTTCCGTAATTAAAGAAGATTACCTTCTTATTCTTGATGGCTTCTTCTAGTGTTCCGACATGGAAATCACATGTAGTGAGTAATCTCATCAATCGCTCATTTGCCCCCTCGGTTTTCTCGATAGATTCCCTTGCCTTAATTTTCAACGCTTCGAAGATGGCACTATTTCTTGCCGATTCACTCATGAAATACTTTTGCAGTTTCACCGCATAAAGAGCCAAAGCAAGCTGTCTTGATGGTGTAGGATTGTTATAGTCCTCCAACCATGCAAGCTTATCCTTATATGTTAGTGATGTTTTACCATTTGCCAACATATAGAGCAGATAGCAGTAGGCATCTTGGCAGTATATAGATACTTCCATCTTATCAAGGAAGAATAACTCGTAGTAATACATGAAGCCATTTACTATGCAGATTTCCTTGTGTCCGTTAGCTTTTACAGCATCATACAGAGCTGAAACCATTTCAGAATTGTATGGTAAAGGCTTTGTCATATACGACTCTACCTTGTCGTATGGATTTCCTTGGTAGAGTAGCGGACATAATTCGTCTGGAACATCATATTTAAGCCCTGTAACCTTACAGAACTGCTGGTATGATGTAATTGATTTGAAATCCTCCAATTCGTGGCTTATAGCGTAATAAAATAGCCTGTATGTGGAAAGAACACAAGCCATAGCTTGATAGAAATCATCAGTAGCATGATAAAGTCTAAACTCTATCGTCTTTGTCTTAAAATATGCAGAAATATTCACTGCATGACGTATGAAACCTTTGTTTGAGTTGTTAGTGAATAACTTCTGAATATCCTCGAAAGTCTGAGCCTGCAGGACTCCTTCATAATACTTTTCTGTTGGAGTTGGCATAGCTATGGATATAAGCTCATCACATTCTGATATTTTAGCATACTGCTTAAAATAAGGGTAACACACATAGAAGAATAGGAATACTTTCTTTATCTGATCTACAGACAAATCTCCGACATAAATGTGTACATGGGTGTAGATGCTCCATTTTAGCCTGCCACCTGCAGCAACCATCGATTCATATACAGAACGGAGGTCATGCAGCTCTTTTAAGCAGCAAAGATGTAGTGGAGGGGTATTCACCTCTCCACCAAACTGCTTATTGCTTGAACAATCGGTATTATCAATGCTCTCTTCTTTACTCCAGGAGTAACCTTCGGGCAAATTTACCTTCGCCCTTTCAAGATTGCACATTTCGATTTCGATACCGAATGTTCTGTTTCTTATGTCGCTATCTACCTTCATGAAGCATATCTATTTCGTTAATAATACCTAATCTCTGAATAGTTCTTCCTGTCTTTCGGAAGTCAATCCCTAAAGCTACACTTGCAAGCGTAATGAGGGATGATGTAACTGGTAACTCTAAGCCTATATGATGAGCAATACTTTCCATCAGTACCAATCCCTCTGAAACGTCTTCTGTGATGTAACGTGAGTGAACAGATGTTGGGCTGATGGCTCTATCACTAGATTCTGAGTAACGATGCAAACTCTCTATTGGGGCTGACATATTGAAACCTCCTGCTTCAAATACGCTTGTTTTGAAAAAGCCCAAGTTTTTTAAGACCTTCATCTTTTCTTCGTCAAGTCTCATCAATAGATTGATAGTGGAGTCATTTCCTCTAGCGTATGCTTCACGATACATACAGAAATTTCCCTTTGAATATTCTATTCTCGGAATACTCATAATTGAACCTACCGTATGCAACACCATATTCGGATTGAGTAATGCAGATTCAAGCACGCAATATTTTCCTATAAAACCTTTGCTAATTCTATGCAGTTTCTCCATGCAGGTATCATAGTTAGAAAAGCATGCTACAGGAATAACTTCATGCCGATAACCAACACGAAAAACAACTTCGTTTGGTTTATCATTCAACTCTACTCGTCCCTCCAAGTATGGACCAGTTGCTTCAACTAACATTGGTAGTTTTCTGCAATGTTTATCAAAATAGAAAGAGGATGCGTAACTAGAGATACAGACAACAATCTGATCATTGTGAAGGTATTGATGTATACGTTCTACCAGACCCTCATAGAAGTTACTCTGAATAGTACAAAATATAACTTCTGCGTCTGCAACCTTGCTGATGTCTTTAGAAACCTCTTTGATTGCAGTTTCTGTATAAGTTGATTTCTCTTTAAGAAAAACCCTTTTGCCGTTCTTGATAAGTCTATCAAAGGCATCTGATTTGTATGAAGATGTCTTTAGAAGTGTAACTTCATGACCTTTAATAGAGAGGTCTGCGGCAAAAGCTACACCCACGTTGCCCGTTCCTATAACTGCTATTTTCATGCTCTTTTATTTTAATTCTACAAAAATAGAGCGGCTAGAGGGACTCGAACCTTCGACCTTCACATTGGGAATGTGACGCTCTGACCGACTGAGCTATACCCGCAAAAGAGCGGAGAGTTGGAGCTGCACCAACGACCTCAGTGATGGTATCACTGCGCTCTACTAACTGAGCTATCTCCGCTTATAATAACAATATTCTCTACACGCAAAAATGCTCGTCTTTCCGAGCCGCCAACCCTAGTGGGTATTCCGATGGAAGGAGGGATGCCTAAAACAAGCTTTGCTCCGAATAAACAGGATTCTTGGAAATTCCAAATTCCTCGACCTGTACTCCCAACTTTTCATTCAGCCATTTTGCCACTAGGTGGCGATGGCAAAACTCATCTGGCTTTTCGAAGCAACATAGAGCTACATCTTTTCCATTTGCCATTTTCTCTATTGCTGAGAGAAATGCTTTTGGGTCCCGATGAGCCAATATCTCAGAATTGAAACGTTGCACGTAATCTTCTTCCGATTTGGAGTTGTGAAGAATGTCCCATGATGGTGACACGTACTTGTTTGACAATCCTGTAAACCATTTCGGAGGGTAGAGGGCAATGCCGATCATCATGATACCAGCTTTTGCTAACTTAGCTCCGTTTGAGAAGTATGATGTATAAATCTTCATTTCTTTTGTAACTTTTTGCAAAGATAGATAAAATTATTTAATCAACAAATAGTTTCTTGAAAAAAGTGAGAAATTATTTTCAAGCGTACATTTTCTTAAGAAACTTCTTTAGATATTCGTTATTAATATCCTTTAGTGGAGTAGGGGAGAATGAGGTATCTCGCTCTACTGTTAAGCCTAACTTCGTTGTTAGTCCCTGCAACTCGGTTAGGCTTGTGTAACCGTACTCGCCTTCACTACTTCCATTGATAGTGATTCCGTAGGCGATATTGTTCTCTAGGTCTGCTTCCAATATGAACCAAGACCATGCACCAATACAAAGGAAGAACTTTGCTTGACAGATGGCTTCTTCCTTTTTACCATCCTGTGAGTAGAGAGGATATTTTTCCAGTCTCTTCTTAATTTCTTTCGTAATCAGTTTCATTGCTCTATAATAGTTATATGTTTTTAATATTACTCACTTTAAGATATGCTTGTTTTATATCCATATCTTCTGTTATTCCATAACGATTTAATTCTCTAACCTTCTTTTTGGGGAAGTAAAGACAGATGTTTCCTTTCCATCCATTAAAGCTACCTATATTTTCTAATAACTCTTTCATTGCTCTTATCTTTTAAATTGTTATTTTATTTTTGATAGTGCAAAGGTAATCATTTTTTTGCAAATGACCAAACGTTTTGAGCATAAAATACTTTTTGCTAACTTAGTTTAACTTATTGTTATTCAGATACTTATTGTATAGTATAGTTGTCGCATCTGCTATCATCTGACCAGCATCAATTCCTAATGATTGATAGAAAGCACCATGTCCGCAAAGTGTTTCGTATGCAATTCGCATGATTCTACGTTCATCCCTTGTGAAATCATACTTAAAAGTAGAAAAGATGGAGAGTGCTCCTTTCAAATCTCCATCTTTTAGCTTTTGCACACCTTGTGCAGTTTTACTCATCTTCATAAGGCTCAATCTTTCTTGTTGTGAAATCGTCTGCTGTCAAGATGATTTCTGACCCATTAACCATTTCTTCGACTTTATCGCATGCGTCACTACCGTTGATGGCATCAACCTCCACTACCTTTTGCAGGTATTCGGTTACTTGCACTTTAACCTTGTGAATAGATGCCTGTCGAAGCTCGTGTCTATTATCCTCGAACTTCAAGGCTAGCTGATGCAACTGTTCCTCGCATTCCTCCATGTCCTTAATGATGTCTTTGAGGTGATGGGGGGCACCATTTATGCCTTTGCCTGTAGTATGGTCACACCATAACATAGCAGCCTCCTCTGGGTCGAAATTTTCGTAATACTGACTGATGTTGTCAATAAGTTCGTCTGCATTGTTATCTATGCAATCAACAATGCAGTGAAAATCTTGACCTGCATTACTCTGTTGATTAAAATCAACAGAGGTCAACACTTCTGCACCTCCATCGAAGGAAACTGACCAACCTAACTCGTTTCCTAATGTCTCAACCAAATCTTTTAACTTCTGTTCCATTGCTCTAACTTTTAAATGTCGTTATAATGAAGACCTTCACCCTCCACTAGTTCGTGGTCTTCGTTTTCTACTAATTCTGAGAGGGATAACCAGCATCCACGATAAAGAGCCTTTTTGAGGTCTTGGTAACGTGCTTCTGCTACTTCCTTATCGGTGATGAGGGATTCTTTAAGTTGGTCCTCTGTGTAGAGATACCATATTAATTTGTATATCTTCATAATACTTATGTTTATTGTATGTGGGTAATCAGAAGAAAGCCATACTTTCTATTTAATGCAATATCGTATTCAATTAAATGGTCCTTGAAATAATCAAAGCAAATATGTTGCAAGCTTTCAAGTATACTTATTGTTGAAGACAGAGAATTGCTGTTTGAGCTCTCAAAACTTACTTGTTCGTTACCTTCCGTCCAATCTACCTTAAAGCTATGATTACGGAAAAAAAGAAATCCAACCCTTCCATTGAAGTCTATTGATGCAGGCTTATCGCTTTCATTTTTAGCGATTAAGGAAACCATCTTTACTAAGTCTATCATATCTCAATCCTTTCTTTGAAATCTATAATTTGGGCATTCCCTTTTATTAGCTATCACAAGCAGGACAGGGAATAACAGACCATGCTTGCAACCATTACCGTATTCGTTGGCTGCTTCGCAAGTTTCACAGCCATAATAGGTGTTGATGTTGAATGCGCTCATAACTAAATCTCCATTGCCACTTCAATTCCTTTCTTTGGATTCTTGGTAGCTCTGTCTAGGCTAACCTTTCCATTGAATACCCCTTTCACAATTGCGTAAAATGAAGTGCGCTTATCCTCGGTGGTAGGTACCTTTCCGTAGCGTTCACAGGTAACGCCCTTATCGGTAAGAATTGTGTTGATTTCCATCATTCCGAAGTAAGACTCCTCGAAACGCTTCTGAATGACCTTGCCACACACCTTAACTTGGCATCCTTTCGGAAGGTTCAACTCTGGCTTCAAGCTGTCTTCGTAAGCCTTGACCAGGAAGAAGGCATATACCTCTTGACCTTGATAACAATAGAAGTTCTTTGCTACGGCAAGCATATCTTCTTCAAACTCGGTCTTAGGTTGAATCTTTGCACCGAACTCGCAAACCGCCTTCACGTAAGCTTCATCCACCTTTAACTTACCGCTATTCAAGATGGTGTCGATACCCTCCAAAGTTGCCGAGCGGTAACGGACGTGTTCAACTTTCGTTCCTTTCTTATAGACTGGGCAAATATCGTACTGAGCCTTTGCTGCCATGATGAGGTTCGTTTTAAGGATAGCATTCTTGTAGCTTGAATCCTTCCTACCGCCCCACTCCTCTATGTCGCCAAACTCATCATCGGTAGCATAGCTGATTCTGTAATCATAGAGTTCGTAGAGCTTTTTGGTAAAGTCAGATATGTAGTACATATCATTGATACCAAACTTCTTGATACATTCGCAACCTACTTGCAGTTCTTTGCCCGTAGCAATATTCTCAATCACATAAGCGTTCTTGCACCAATGACCGCAAAAGTCACATTTACCATAGTCTGCTCCGTGCTGAGGGTTCTTGAAGATAAGTTCCTTGGTCGGGTCGGCAGGAGTAAAAGCATCGTCCTTATATGTAGCAAGGAGTCTCCAACCACTCTGCTCTGGTATGTCGATCGTAAGGTCACATACCTCATGGAAAGCTTTGATTCTGTGTCCTGCAGTTCCATCTTCATTGATTACAGGATGATAAAACAACTTCTCATAAGGCTTACCTAAGGAGTAAGCGAAGTCCTTTACATTCTTACGTGTCTTGTCAGCAAACTTCTTGAATGCGTCAACTGACTCTGATGGAATAAACGTTTTTATCGTATTCATTGCTCTTATCATATAGAGGTAGGGTGGTTAGCCCTACCGTTACCTTTTTATGCGACATTCAAATATTTACGCAAATCAACTAATACTGATGCTACACTTACAAAGAATGGAATACCATTTCTTTCTTGCTGCATGTGGATTCCAATGCTTTCTAGTACAGCTTTTTCGCTTTTGTTGTAGAAGTTATCTGCTAGCGTACCGAACTCATTTTTGCCGTATGGCTTGTTCAATATATCGAATAGCTGTTCCTTCTTCATTTGCTCCTTCAACTTAGCTGAGTTCTCTTCTCTAGCTCTTGCAACTCTTTTGAAGTTCATCTTCTCCCAAAGAATGCAGAAAGCATCCTTATCTAGGTCACTTGACATATATACATTCTCGATGGAAGCGTATTCGGTAGCATTGACCGACATTCCTACTCGCTGCTCAAATTCTTGCTGTGTCATGATTACTTAACGTTTAAGAATTTAGAAACCTTACTAACTACACCCTTTACTGTAGAACAAGTTGAAGACCTTCAACATTACCAGTTTCTGCGTAGGTTCTTGATGTATTCCTTATTCTTAGAAGCATTCATCATTCTATTATACTCAGCTTCACTAACAAGAATTGATATTGAATCCTTTTCTTTGTAATCTATTACGTTGTACTTGTCTATCATATTCCAAGTATCAATAATATTTCTTAGTTCAATCTGTTTCATTGCTCTTATCTTTTAAATTGTTATTATTAATTTTTGATAGTGCAAAGGTAATCATTTTTTGCAAATGACCAAATTTTAACTATCTTATTTTCAAGTACTTACGATAGTTTAACTTTTGGACTTCTTTATAGCCTGTTTGCTAACTTTTGCTAACTTTTTAATCGGACGTATTGTAGTTTGGGAAACTTTTACTATCTTTGCAGCATGAATATACAAGAATATCTAGAACAATGCTCTGTTAAGTCCGTGGACGAGCTTACAGACGAACAGGTGGTGAGCTACTATACCAAAGGAAATGCAGGTATAGCTCAAATGTGCGCAGTAGAATTAGCTCTACAAGACTACCCTATTAGCGGCTTTACAAGAGAACAAATAATGCTCTCTATTCGCAAGGCAATGAAAACTAAAACAAAGTTTGGTCTGACCTATATTACCAATGAATCAGCCGTAGGTCCTACCGAAAGAAATTCAAGATGGGTGGTAGAACCATAGACTACCACCTATCTTTTTGTCGGTTTGTTTAGCTTATAATACTTCTCATAGAGAGCCATAGCTTCATTATAAAGCCTTGGCAAAACCTTTTTGAAGTATTTATTATTAGACCAATAATTTTCGCTTAAATGGGCTATAATCTCAGCTAAACAATTATGCGAACTCGATGCGAAGTAATCGACTTCGTGTCCTAACATTCCCTGTATCCAGTTGTGGTCTTTGTCGATAGCTTGCAAAGTATCAGAGATTTTGCCAAATTGTTCCATTACATCATACGTTTTGTCTTTTACGAGTTTGAGCTCTTCAAATAGTCTATCAGCGATTTTCCATTGCGAAACACCTTCTCCATCTACGTATCTATATTCGGGCTTGTTGTAGTCTGCAAAAAACCTTTTATAAAGATTTTTGAAGTCTGCATTTCCTTCCCAATTACCTTGTAATGCGGCTTTAGCGTGTCCGTATTCGTGATATTGGAGACCCTTGCGATACCATTCTGAATTTAAGATTCTTTCCTTTAGACCATCGAAGTCTATTCGCACATGATTGTATTTGCTCCAAAAGTATGCTTTGTCGCCGCTGAGGGTGATACAAGGAACAAACTTGTCAAAGCTATCGTAGAACTCTTTCTTTCCAAGCCATTTGGTCGGACTCAATCCAATACCTCTAAAGCCTTCCACGATGGTATGAGGTGTATTGTAGGATAACTTATCTAAGCCATACGCAATTAAATCTTGATCCGAAGACAGCTTGTAGATGTTGTACGCACCCTCTATCTCACGATAAACCCTTTCATAACCTCGGACATCAATCCTTGCAGTTTCTATGGTCTTGATATAATCATTGAAGCGAGGAATCCATCTTGTAGGAATGATACTCAAATCTGCTGTTCTCAATTCGTTCAGATGGGTAGAAGCTTCCATGACCTCCTTCAAGCCGTTATGATACTCGTCAAGAAAGACCTCATAAGCCTTGCCCCAGCCTTCTGTTATGCGAGCCGATTCTACTCTTATCCAAGAATTGACGTTATCAATGTTTGGACCATACAGATTTTGCATGAGTTTCTTTCCTGCCATAACTGCTTCCTGGTCGTCTAATGCAGTCTCCAATTCCCAATCATCGAAATCATCTATTAGCTTCTTAGGCTTCAACGGAATAGAACGAAGGTCTTGCAGTTCCCTACGAGCTTCATCATAGGTAGCCTTCAACTTTGTTTTTATCTTGCTCACTGGTTCGAATTGTGTAGGAGTGATATTCGCAAACTTCTTAGTTACTCCATCCCTCCAATCACCGAAATCATAGCTATAATCGAACTTAGCTAGATAACTTTTCTTTGTCCTGCCGAAAGACTCTACAGCTTGACGAACCTTGTCATCATACTTGTCGAGCATATCTGACAAAACAGAACGTTCACTATCAGTCATCATTCCAAAACTCTCTTTAAATTGATGTGTAGTGAGGAATTTTTCAAAGCTTGATATATCAACTTCATAGGCTTTAGCATTTCGCCTTAATGTTGCTATGTCAGAATTATCTACATCTATGTTGTATTTCAATAAGTCTCTGTTCTTCCAAGCAAGCTTTATGGCTTTTTCGTCTCTGTCAGCATGGCGGTACTCAGCCGCGTCCTCAACGGACAGGTGCCAATACTTTCTGTTATCCTTCAAGAAGTATGGAAGTGTTTCTGCTTGCCCGATTCGGCTGCGGTTATTGCGTACCCAGTCATTAAAGTTCTTTGGAGGGCGAGAAATCATAGCTGACTTCTGAATGGAAGGAGAACCATAGTACTCTTCATCGCTCATCACAATAGGTACAACATAACACATGCAGTTAGGATGCCAACCTAGGAAGACAAAGTCTTTTGGGTATATTCCCAACAAATCATCACAGATGTCGGGTGCAGGGTGGCGTTTACTCAACTTAATCTCATAGCCCAAGATGAAGTCAAATTGTTGCCAACGTGTCTGCTCTGCCTTTCGGTAAGCCATGTTTATCTCGGTTCTAGCCAAACGTATAGATGCGTATTGGCAATTCGCGCATGTAGCGGCTTTTCCGAACTTTTCTGTATAATCAGCCTTTAATGAAGGATAGTCTAACAGATACTTACTGATTCGCTTGCTGAGAACAACCGCAGACTGCCCTCTTTCTATTGCAGTTGATATGGTATGCTCCAACTCCTTTTTCAAGGCTTGTGACTGATACCATAGTTTCTGAGAAACAGACAACCCCTTATCAACCCTATTCTGAAAAGCCTTCAAAGCATCTGAATTAGGTTGGAAATACCTGTTGTACTTATCTCCGCCCTTCTCAAAATCATAAGCACGAAGTACCTTTCTTGCAAGTAGGTCCTGCATGATGTTACTTTCTTTCCACTCATTTGTGGTACCTGCATAGATGAGGTTATTCATCTGTGCAGCATAACTAGTCATGATGCCATTGATGGTTTGTTTCAGTTCTGGATAGTCCCCAAACAAGAACTCCGCAGAACCATCATAACCGACACCATCTATAGCAGTAGCAACTTGGCTAGCGATTCTATCATAAATGCTCTGAACTTGTGCCACGTAGTTAACTAAGCGTCTATTCAGAGCATCGTATGCTTTCTTTTGATTGGGGATATTTGGTCTCATTTATTTCGGCTTATAATGTTCGTTTACACATTCCCTTTGATAGAGGATAGCAAACTCCTCATAAGGGCAAGTGCCCAACGTTGGCTCTCCCGTAACACTAAGATTACGTGGATTGGAAACGTGGGCACATAATTTGCAGAACTGAGGTTCTTTTGGAATAGGCTTAACCTTCTTCTTTGGAGACATAGCAATTAACCTTTACCTCTACAATCGTATTGCCATCCTTCTGATATACTCTCTGCTTCATGATCTTGGATTCGATAGTATTGAGTACATCTTTCTTTGCCTGTGCGAGAGTTTCCTTTGTTATCTCACGCAAAGCTTCTCTCATTGACTTGACATGATGGTCTCGCTTGTAGTGGCGAATGTAATTCTTGTCGATACTATAAGCCTTGGCACATACCTTTGGCTCTAGGATTTCTTTCTGTTCAAAGACAGTGACACTGATAGGGTTGAGTCTTCTAGCTAACTTGAATAGCCAAATTGCGATTTTCTTCTTCATAATTTGTGCAGTTTATTGCGTTTATATTGTTTGTTCACCCATAGCAAAAGCAGACTGCTGTACTGCTGCCGCATTAAGTTCATCCTGTCGAATATCCTCCATTGTCTGCTGAGGGTCTTGCGACTGCCCAAGCTTAACGATGGATTCAAGCTGACTTTCTACCGGCTTACCACCATTAGCCTTTTGTCTGATGGTGATGTCGTAGCTCTCATCCTTTGGTATGTAAGGAGTGATGATGTGGTCGCAGGTGACGTTATCTATCTCCTTTTCCCATTTTGGATTCATGACCTTCAAGAATGCCTTGATTACATTGAACTCTCTTTCAAAGAACTCCTTGAAAGCGCCCGATTCCATGCGAACTTTCAGATGTGCATCTGTGAGCAACGTCTGTCTTGCATCGTAGCCGATATTACCAAGAGATTTCATATTCTCAAAGCTAATATCTGGCATTTGAGAAAGCATCCAGTACAATCCGAGGAGGGTTTTATTCTGACCGCTAACCGCTTCTTGCGACTGGTTCCATGATACGTATGAAATGTCGCCATCATTCTCGACTCTCCATATACGCAAACTTTCTCCCTTTTTCTCCTGTCCGACTATGCCACCCTTGACTTTTGCGATTGGTGCAGCATTATATGCAATCACATTGCTATTGCGGCTGATATTGTACTCAAACTCGCTTCGGATATTATCAAGCCCCTCGTAGATGGCGTGAGGTCGGGACAGGTATGCTCCAGGAATCTTATGGATGATGATTTCCTCACCACTCTTAGTGTTCCCATCCTCATCAACTTGTGCAGTTACTTCCTCCCACATTTCACCAAGGTTACTTTTCTTCCAAATGAAATGATAGTTTTCTGTAAAGGTTTCAAAGAATGTTATTGTCTCTTTGTCGGAAACAGTCTTGTCATATTCAAACGACATAGCTTGCATATCATCATACTCATCAATGATAGGGTACAATCTTACTCCGTCCATAGGGGAGAAGGTTTTGCACTTCAACTTGTAGTTTGACTCAAATCCATATAGAGAGTTTGGCTTCTTGACAGAATACCAGATAGTGAAGATTTCACAGCTTGCGAAATAAGCTAGTCCACGTTTGTAGTTCATGTTGTCAATATGAGCACAATCGTAGATTTTTTCTAATGCCTTTTGGATTTCCCTCTGAATATCATTTTCAGGAGTGTTGTACTTTCTCTTAACTGGTATAGAGAATGTAAATTCTGTTATTCTGTTTGTGAGCAGCTTTTCAAGGGCAACCGCTATACGGGATGATTTTTCTCCATTGTCTTTATCACGAAGGCTTATGGTATCTGTCATTACCTTATGGCTTGCTGGCTCATATAAACTCAAAAGATAACTCCACAAAGGGACCATTACAGTCCTTCTGCGTAGCTCTTCTATCTTTTGGCTGATAGTATCAGTTTTCTTGAGTATTTCTTCGATGTTCATATCTTTACTACTTTTGGTGCAAAGATACTAAAAATATTTAATCAACAAATAGATTTAACCGAGAAATTGCATATTTATTTTCGCTTATAGAGCTTTTTATGTTTTTGATGATAATGAATAAAGGCGATACAAGCAAATCCGCTTATACCGCCTTAGATAGAGCAATAAAATATCTTATGCAGGCATTAGTAATTGCGCCTTTTCTTTGTTCACGATTTCTAATACCATTTTAGCTGCCTTGTTTACGTCTGTCAAAACAGAAACGATGAACTTTGGTTGCTTTTTAAGCTTGCTGATCCAACCATCTAGGTAAGCAGCGTTATTATTTAAAATGCGACTGCTAAAGCCTAGGACGTTTCCGATAAGAGCTGCTCCAAGCTCCGCAACCAACTCTTCTCTTGCATAGTCCTTTTCTCCTTTCTCATTCTCAAACCCTCTATTCAATCTAGACTTATGCCCTGTTGAGTGAACCATTTCATGTAGAAGGGTTGAGTAGTACTCCTGTCCATCCTCGAATATCTCCTGCTCTGTATTGCCCTTCTTGAACTGACTTTTAAGTGGTGTTGTAATATCGTCTACCCAAACTCTGTAAAAAGCTCCACTTGAATACTTGTCATAGTGGATAGGGCAGAGCCACTTCTGATAAAGGAGCATATCATCAATTTTCTCGTTGACGTACATACCAGCCGTGTCTGTCGGCAACTCATCCTTATCTTTGAGACTGAACTTCTCCTTCAACTTCTGCATCGTCTTAGGTGCTATCTCTTCGAGGTTGGTTTGGCTGAGATTGAACACGTTGTAGCTCTTCAAGAAAGGCTGGACTTTGCAGTCTAGTTGGGCTGATCGAGTCATTCCATTGTAGCTGTCTTCTGTTATTTTGTTTCCATTCTTGTCTTTGTACTGAATGGACCAAAACAGAACAGGGAAGCTTTTCTCTCCTTTGTTCACACTAGCTCCTAATGCCTTTATCTGATTGAAGGTAGCAAAGATAGGATATTTGAATCTTTCTTCGTCCATCATGCAGAGGAACAGGAAGAATGAGTTCATTCCATTATATTCACGCCCTCCAAGGTTCACTGGGTTACCACCATAAGATGTGGTGAACCAACCCATCTTCCAATCTCCTGCCTTCATCTTTTGCATTCGTGAAATCATCATTTCAGCGAAATGTTCTAAAACGTTGTCTGTCTTCATTGCTCTTACTTTTTATATGCAGTTATTATAACTTCTTGCCATACATTCTTGCTATCTCATCGTAGATATATGCTCCGCTTGTATGAGGACTGCCAAACAATCCAAGAATGCGGTTATCTACAGTGATGCTGTTTGTCTTGACGACAACTCCGTTTTTGATGTGGTCGCAATAAACTTCATTGCCGATATGGTAAAGCTCCATCTTGCGATTATAGCAATCTGTTCCAATGTACTCCTTACTCATGGCGACCTCCTTTCTTTTGAAGTTGCACCCATGCGTAATACATTTTGTTGAAGTAATCTAACCTCTGAAGGATTTCATCCTTGCTTAAAAAAGAACTTATCATGTCTGAATAAAAAATACCAGATTTTTTATCCAACATAGTGATGTCGATGAATCTTTGGTTAATACTTACTGATATGGTATTGTTATGTATTCTGCTAACCTTTACCAATACAGCATTAACTGCTTTCTTAAAGTGAATGTTTGTTCTGTCTAACATTTCATTGCTCTTATTGTGACTAGTTGGTTGGACCAGCCGTTACCTTTTTATTTACTTAATATCTAAGAATTTAGAAACCTTACTAACAATTCCCTTTGCTGTTGAACATGTTGAAGCGGTTTCAACTGCCACACTTTTGCCATCCTCCCAATAGGTAATCTGGATTCTCAACTTGTTACCTTGGAAGTAGTTAATTACATGAGCTCTAAGATTACCCTTACGAATGTCACCTTCGAAATAGTTATAACCTCCATCAAAATCACTTGTAACTACTGCTACAACCTCAGCTTTGTTTGATACGTTTATTGTCTGTTTCATTGCTCTTATCTTTTAATTGTTATTATTTATTTTTGATAGTGCAAAGGTAGTCATTTTTTAGCATTTGACCAAATTTTAACCTCATTATTTTTCTTGCTTAACTTTATATAACTTATTGATTACTAGTGTGTTAAATAAAACCTATTTTCCTCTATATAGGGCTTTTTCTGAAAAATGATATAAGGATATGGAGAAGAAAAATAGACAGCTTAGAAAGGCTTATGTGTGATTTTTGCCGTTTCGTTAACTTAACTAATGTTACAGGAAACTACAGGAAGCTAATTTGACAAGAAAAGCGCAAAAACTGCTTTTAACATGGTGTTACGGAGTGTTAATTAGGTGGTTTACCACCTTTTCTTGTTAGCAACTTCCTTAATACTCGCACCTCATCCCTCAAATCAGAGTTTTCTTTTCTGAGTTGCGAAATGAGGTGATTATATGATAGCTCTGTTGTCTTATCCATATTACTTGAACTTGATGATGAAAAATTCATGATCCAACCACTTGCCTGGGCAAAGACCTTTCTTCGGCTTACCGATGGTGATACTCTCAATCTCTTTTTCTACCTTTGGACTATCGTCATAGTAGCCGTTCTTGAAGAGAACGTGAGTGAATGGTACGAACTTCATTGTACCATTATTCAGTTTCTCCTTGATAGTATTGATGTCTATAAGCATTTCAAATGTCTTACCGATATGAAGCTTATCGTACTTATCGAAATCTTTGAATTTCTCATCCTTGATAAGGAGAAGGCGACTCATCCAAAAATCTTTAATTATCCGATACTCTTCATTCTTTTCGCCAGATACTATCATATCGAACCATTCCTTGCTGACGGTAAGGGTCAATACTTTCTTTTCCATAATTAACCAATTTTATCCTCAGTTGATATTACTAAGAAATCGTTACCAATTTCTTTTCTCCTATTTAACTCTTTGCAAAGTATAGATGTATCAGCAAGATTGATATGCTGATTTACATACTTCTCCTTATCTGTGAAGATAAGAAGAGTTTCATCGGGGTTATTTACTTCCTCTATATTCTCCACACTTTCCGAAAGAGATTTGATTTCTCCATGGATAAAGTCATACACATTTTTATCGATAACTTTCTGTCTTGTCAGAGTTTCGACTGCTGTTTGAATCTTTAAGATTGATTTTTGCATTTCTTGTTTCATGATCATATTTTTTTAGTTTATTTGAACTACCTAATATATCTCTAATATCGAAAGGATTTTTACCAGCAAACCTAGCAAGGCAATTCATCAGCTTACGAGAATATCTTTCAGTAATCTTTTCAGCCTTTACGAGACGATGGTCAACTCTGCCATGACAACCACCTTTAGTGGCATAATACAAAGCCCATCTGGGCTCCCAGTATTGCTGAATCTTTGGCAGCTCTTTAGAAACGTCAAAGCCTTTCTGGCGCAGTAATTCATAGCAAAAACTGCCAGAGCGATGCTGCATTATCTTTTTAACCAATCTTACCTTCATACGCTATAATTGCTTTAATTTATTAATTATTCTAGCAAAACGTGGCATATTTTTGGAGTGCTCACTTATAAGATACTCTTTCGTCATCAAGTCGTATATACAGCGTAGAATCGCTGCATCCTCGTGAAAGTCGTTAATATCTTGTTCGTCTAAAATTATTCGTTTCTCCATACTACTTCTCCTTATCGAATTTATTATCAATTCTTTCTATTCTACAAAGTTCTATAACATCATGAAGCCAATAAGAATGTTTATTCTCGCAGACTACCATAAAAGCATAGTTACCTTCCGACCAAATCACTTCGGCAGTATAGCTAAACCCTACGAAATGTATTAGGTCGTGCTCAAAGATTTCATTGCCTTTGCAGTCTGTCAGTCCTGTGAACATACAGACTGTTGAAGGGTCAATTTGAGTCCAATACCAAGAATGCTCTTCTTTTTTAGCAATAAGAATACATAGGTTGTAATCCATGTCTCTTTGAAGAAAACCTTCTTTCCATTTTCCTGTTCCAAGTTCTTTAGCCTTAAACTTTATATTTTCTGTTTTCATAAGCTACATCTTTTTCCAATATTTACCAATTAAATAACCGATAACTCCACCAATAAAAGCTACAAATAGAACAGCTATGGTAAGCACAATATAAAATCCAAACATAACTATTATTCTTTAAAATACGACTTTATTTTATTCCAAACTTCCTTTGGTGAATAATGCCACATGACGTATATGGCAATAATTCCCAAGGCAATCAAGAAAGCTGTCTCTATATCAAATCCTCCTATCGGGCGTATTATATGATACGAGCCATCACTTCCATAAGATATATAACTATCACTCATAACTATTCTTATTTAAGTTCGACTGGCTCATCGGAAAAAGACAATTCTCTTCCGATGAGTTTCTTAATGCTACCATGAGGTATAAGAATACAACCACCGATACTAGAATATATAGGATTCCAATATCCATATTATCCATATCCACTTCTAAATGGTTTCTCTATAAAAAGAAATTCTAAACCATTTGCATTAGTTGCTACCCATGCCATAACTATATCTTTTTAAGTTTTATTTTTATTGCCTCCAGATTTCTTTCACCTCCATCCCAGAAGCATGAACGTCTAAGATAGAAAGGTTGACCTTTAAGCCAAGGGAACTTATCATAGAAAGCCTTCCATTTAGCCTTTCCTGCCTTCAAAGAAGGCACTTCAATACAACTTCTAGCATAGCAGCTACTAAAGACTAATGTATTATCACAAACGTTTTTATCCATAACTATTCCTCCAACTTTGGTCTCCAGTATTTTTGCCCACAGTACTCTTCCCCACATAGCTGTCTACTGTTCTGATACTGACAATTAGAACAACTTCGCTCGCTTGGATTCCACAGCATGAAATAAATTGCATTATGAAAACCTTGGTCATATATCGCTTGTTCAAATACATCAAAATCTTCCGTATAAGCTCCTTCTTCTTTTGCTTGTTGAATTATTTCATTTATTTTTTCATTAATTTCCATAACTATTCCTCCAATTTTAAATCAGTTCCACAATTACGACTTTCCTTTAGGAAGTCATTAACTTCTTCCTTGTAGCTATAACCACAATCCTTCTGAAGAGCCTTTATCTTCTTATAACCGATACCAGCTTCTCGGCAAAGTTGTGCTGCTGAGCTATAATCTTTGATGTAGCCAATCACATTTTGGATAACTGACCACTGACCTCGCTCGAAGTCTGTAACGCTATCATCTTGTGGAATGCCCAATGCTTTGTGGCACAATCCACACACTCTTACCATTTCTTTTTCAAGCTGCTCAAAGGAGTACTGTCTCCAGTGATATGTAAGGTAGCTTGCGCTACCCAATGCTTCTTTAACTTTATTGCTCATAACTATTCCTCCACTTTAATACCAAATGGAGTGCCGTCTACAAAGGTGTTGTCTTGATAGCTATTTTTTGAATCCAGCAGGATGGCGCCACCATCGGGATCTGCCAGGTATACTTGTTCGTCACCGACATAAGTGATATTTAAATAGCCTTCGTAGCACTTTATCCACCCAAACGGCTGATGCTTCAACATTTCTTGCCAGCACTCTTCTGCGTTCTTAAATGGGCGGTACTTTGCTTCCGCCTTACTATCTGGCTTGATACGATATTCAATATTGTTCCAATATGTAATATCTTTTATTTCCGTCCATTCATTCATATCTTGCCAGCTTTTGCTAAATGCGCTCGGTTTGGTTCTACATTCAATCACTTTTCCTTCTACAAAAGCTTGTATGATAGGAAAAAATTCTTTAGCTTGATTTCTGTCCATAATTTAGTCCTCCAACTCTTTAAGTGCTCCTTCCAAGTAACCAACAATCATTTTTTCTTCAAATTTTGAATAATAGTTACCATTCATATAACGAATAGTCTTTTCAATAGCTGATTTTATTTTTTCTTTGTTCATTGCTTATTCTCCTTTTAAAATTTCTATTAATGCTTTTAATTTCTCTGCATCTTTTAATCTCCTAAGCAAAGGAAATTCTTCAGAACAATCATGTGGACCACCTGGACCTAATCCTAATCTAACATTACAACTACCATCTTTAATATAGTTATTTCTATTAGCATACCAAGAATTATCAGTATCATAAAAATCTACTTTAACATAAAGAACCCTATTAAATTTATGCTCTTTCTCATTATATGTATCTGTAGATAACCATAAATCCCAATATTCTGGAATATTAAGGGCTGGATGCTTTTCAAATCCAAGCTCTTTTAATATCTTCTCCGTTATCATATTACTTACATTTATATCCTTTGCAGGATGGTTAATCTTCAACAATAAATCCATTCTCGGTGCAAGTATCAATAGCACGAATGGCTATCCAAATAGCCTTGTCTGCTTCTTTGTCTCTAAGACTACTTCTCAACTCACACAACTTTCTCTTTGCTTCTGTTGCATTCATATTCTATTTATTTATGCCCGAAGGCGTTAAACATCTATTTGATTTGCACACTCTTCTGTTTCATCAGGAACAGATAACTCATCAAACATATCACACTTATCTTTATCATTGTAGATACAGGGTCTGTGACAGATTCCTCTAATATCTTCTCTTAACATACCTATACCTCCATTTCGTGATTAATTCCAAGACCGAAGAGAAGGTGCTGTAAATCAGAAACACTTCTTACGTATCTTAGCCATACTGTATTATAATGTGAAGCTTTGTAGGCAGAGTATTCCTCAAATCTTCTTGATAATCTTATATGACAACTATCATTAATGTAATCAGCTTCATATGCTATCCATCCATTCTTTTTTATAATGAATTGAGTAAGAGGAATAGGAACAATATCCTTAACCCAAGCACAGCAGTCACCTGAGAGATAGCCTTTATCTCCAAATTCCGCACCTTCGATGTTCTCTAAGCAGACAACACCTTTCAGAACCGTTCCATCGTCCAACTTCAAAGTCTTTGATGGGTCGGATGATACTACTCTATAAACGACATTCTTAGCTGTACCTAGTGGTACTCCATTTGTCATTACCAAATCTCCAGGAATATATAACTTATCCATACGCTTTACTTTTTACGATGATTAAACTTCTTAATAGCATCTTTCTTTGAAGCTGCCATAATCTTAACACCCTTGATGGTGAACTCATGCTGTTCCTTTGGCTGGCACTTCTGTTTGTCGGATGGAATATTGCCTCTTGGTGCGTCAAGTCTAGGACTTGAACACCCGAAAATATCATTTTGTGCATAAGCTGCCGTAGCAGCCATTATTAACGCCATTCTCATTAAATTTCTACTCATTCTTATCTCCTTTCTTTTTAGGAACATACTCATCCAACTTTTCATCAAACTCATAGCAGTCTGGGCAGTAGTGCTTATCGCCTATCTCAGCCCATTCGCTTTCCATTGCTTGCTCTTTGGCTGTTCCTTCGTCCAACCAAGCCCCAATGCCATTAAACTCTTCAATGAAGGTCTTTCCACATCTGTCACAAACGACAGAGTACATAGTAACTGGCTTAATCATGGTTGCATCCTTTCAACAAATCGTCAATATATATCCACCTCTTGATAGCATAGTCGCTGCGCTTAAAACTAGATTCATTCCAACCAAAGTTTGTTAGGTGCGAAGTAACATAGTCTATCTCATCCGTCATGTTGAGTGGTCTATTATACACAACTTCTACCAAACATTTATGGTACTTTTTTGGATTTTCATCAATAGCATGCCACAAGTCTTTAATAAACTCATTGATAGCCCATTTAGCACCTAGTCCAATAGCTTCTTTGATGTCCTCTTTGTAGTACATTTCTTCCTTAGCATCATTATCGAAGACTACATCTTCGCCATTTAACAGAAATCTATCTTCATAGATTTCTTCCTTGGCTTCTTCTATTTTGTTTTTATCAATCATAGTCTACCCTTTCTTTTTCTGAGTTCTAACATTCTCCTAGTTCTACGGCTTTCCTTGCCACTAGGAGGGTTGCCACCAAGCTTTACTTCTGGGATTTCATAATTCATATAGATGGAAGCTTCTTCCTTGAGTGCCTTAACTACTTCTTTAGTCAAGGCTTCTTCAAGTGATACACCAGTTGGTGTTACAATTATCTTTGCTTTCATATTACTTACCTTTTTATTTGTTAATCGTTTGCACCAAAGTCCATAAGAGGGTCTATCTCGTAAAGATGTTCTTCTGCATCATGTTTTCTTTCTAACATATTTATCGTGTTAACTAGATGAGTATCTGATATATCCTTAATCGATATTTCTCTACCGTCTTTGGTTTTCCACACGATGAAGCCGGAGTTTCTCTGTCTGAGCCATTGCTCCAACTCCAAATCACTCTTATCAGCTATTTTCATAACTTAATATTTTCGTTTCAAATATATTTCAGTCATATTATCTTTTGTCTTCCAAGTCGCTACTTTGTAGTGCTCAGAACGATAATACTTTATCAACAATTTTTTGATAGGGTCTTCTATATCTCCGACATTAATTGTCAGCTCTTTGCTGCCTTTCTCTCTAGCGTTGCTAATTTCTGTATCTATCTCCTTCAATAGTGGCTTTACAAGCTTACGTTCAGCCTTACTTAATGCTTCTTTCGGAGTATAATAACGTCTTGGTCTATAAAAGACCATATCTTCCAAATCATCAAAGTATGACATAACTTTAATTTCTCATTATATGACACTTAATAACCTTATGAACCATATCTGGCTGCGATTCATTAAAACTCTTAATAAACTGACGCTCCATTTCCTTTGGAAATATGGGTTTTGTCGACTTCGGCATAGTGAGGACGGCTTGAATCTTTGCCCCCCCATCCAAGGTAAGCAGACATCTGCGAGTAATCATTTCTCCAAACATCATAACCTTACCCTTTCACATAGTTGATTACGTGCTCCTGGGCTTGCTCATGCAAGTTATCGAAAGCGTCTTCTATAACTTTGGCTGTCTGATCGCCATTAAGGTTCTTCAGCATTTCGCCAACAACTTTTACCTGTTCTTCTATAGGTAAAGAACGGAACTCTTCAACAAGGAAGCTTTTCTGATAATTGTAAGACATATCGTGAAATAAGTCTGATAAATCTACGTTTGCTTTATATACTGACATAATCTTAATCGAAAATATGATGGTTCAACTTTCTCTTTCTGAGGTTTCTCTTAATCACTTCCATATCCTTGTGGTCGTTAGTGTGGTCCGCAAGAAGTTTGATGATTTCATAGATGTCATTTGCGTTATCCTCCAGGTTATCGCAAATGTTCTCGTCACCAAAGAAACTCTTATTGAAGGGTTTCAAGTGGAAGTAATATTTCTCTGCTGCATCACGCATTTGGTTGTAGTGCATCTTCTGCTCTTTTTTGTACTGAACCTTTAGCAATCTGAACATAGACTGCTCATCTTTGATAAGTTGGTCCAATATATCTGTTACCATTGCAATCAAGCACCCATTAACCTGCAATCGCTGAATAATCTTTTCCTGCTTCAAACCCGATGTCACTCCCTGCTCCGAAAGAGTAACCTTCAAATCGTTAGCTGTAACTTTCTCTTTTCCCATTGTCTTACTTTTAATTGTCAAACCATAAACCTGCATATCTCCATTCCCAGTGAAGGCAAGTGTCATTAGGCTTCTTGCCTTCACTATAGCATATCTCGGAAGCTATGCAGTTACTACATATATGCTTCATAATCATGGAAGTTTAGATACCAAATAATCTATCTCCTTATCCGTAAGCTCCAAATTGTTCTTACGCTTAAACTTGATGATAGCATCTACTCCGACCTCGCCTTTAACCAACTGATAGATGGCATCCTCATCAAATCCCTTATCTAAGTCCTTGATAAGTTCCATTCCTAAATCATAGATTTTCTGTTGAATCTCCTTTTTAAGGTCTGCGTTGATTCGCTCTAAAGCTTCTGCTTTCTGATAGAATCCGCATCCACCCTCAATGGTGAAGTCGTTACTGATGTTCTGGCACATCTGATCAATGTCCTTGCTACCGAAGAACTGAGCGAAATAGGTATCGCCCTTCAAGGACTGTAGAATATCAATTTCTTCTTGCTTTGTCATAACTAACCCTCCCATGATGTCCAAAAGATAGTGCCTTTTGGGTTTTCTTCATTTAAAATATGAGAATCAAAATAAGGCTTCCCTAAGTCTTTAATGATGCAACTCATGCTACAATAGAAGCTATACAGCCTTCTTCTATATAACCATTCGTTATGAGTTTGCCACAATTATAGCAAACACGCAGATAATCTTCAAGATTCAAATCTTTGATGATGTCTGCTTTCTGTGCTAACGTTCCGTTAAGGAGCGTTGCAGTTAGCTTTTCAGCTTGGTAGTTTCCGACTTTGGAAACTATCAATTCCTTTACCTTAGGTGGTAATTGACCTTTCTTTAATAATTCCATTGCTCTTACTATTTAATATTGTTAAGGGATGATTTTATCCAAATCATCTACAACTCCTTTAAGCCATTCTCTCATGTAAATGAGAGAATAAAGGTCACCGTTCTCTTCTTTCATCTTTTTGGTCTTTCCAACCATGGCTTCAATTACTGCCATTTGTTGTTTAAACGTTTCTTCGTATTTCATTGCTCTATATATTGTGGAGTGATGGTTAGTCACTCCGTTACCTTTATGCTACGTCTTGAATCCATTCTTTGAGGATTGTACCATCTTCATTGAAGATATCAAGCTCTACTCCGTCATACAGAACTTTCTTGCCTTCGTCTAAAGCATTCTCGAAATCCAAATCTAAGATGTGCTTAACGTCACTGAATGTTTCTTGTTTTTGACTAAGTGACTGATTTTCAAAAACAACATCTTCGTATGTGTTATCTTTGAACTTTGTTGCCTTAATAACGTACTTTACCTTTTTCATTGCTCTTATCATTTAATTGTTAAACTTATTTGTTGTTTAATTAACTGATGCAAAGGTACAAAGAAATTTTGAATTGACCAAACGTTACTTTCTTTTTTCGCTTTTTGGCAACTTTATTTAACTTTTAAACCGCATAACTATCTGTAATTCAGCTTGTTTTCGGCATAATGAATGCGTTGTCTTACCAAGACTTCCCCTACATCTTCAAGGCTGATTTCTCCTTTCTCGATTCGAGGATTCTCGCAGATTTTATAGATAACGGTGCCATCCATGCAGATAACAGGATATGGAGCCCCATCATTAGGACGATCTGAGAGGCAGACATGGCGAGCTGCTTCATTAATACGCTTCTCGAAATCTTTCTGTGATTTCAGTTTCTTTCTCTCCTGTTGTAATGATTGGTCGCCAAGAATTTCAGCCTTGAACCAATCTGTAACGTCTTGTAACATCTTCATTGCTCTTTTGTTTATAGATTTATATACTAGTGTCTTTTACCCCACTTGATAGCGTTGTAAATGGCGTTTCTAAACATTCTTCTTTCCTCATCATTTTCAAGGAAGGTTGCTAATCTAGCTTGCTTTGTAGCAAACAAGAAATCTTTGTCTTCTTTAATTTCCATATCTACTTTCTTAATGATTTACCTGTGAAAGGAACAAACTTAGTGATGGCTTTTAACCTATCTATAGTTCGTTCTCCATATTTTGCTTCGAGTTCGTTTGCAGTTAAGTTTGTGGTAATGATGAGAAGCTTCCCCTTTTGCTCTGCTGCATCACATAATTCAGAGAATGTACATCGTACATTACCATAAACCTTCGAAACCTCCTCTGTGCCAATATCATCAATATAAATGATGTGGAGTTTCAGAATCTCATCAATCTTTGTATTCAACTCCTGGGCAGTAAAGATATTGACGAGTTTTCTGCAAGAGTCTTGAAGGAGTAAAGGAAGTATATGCTTACCTATCAGAGTTTTTCCGAGACCACACCCACCTGTAATAAGAAGCCCCTTTCCTTTATTGTCTGTCATCCAATCAACGATAGGACGATAATTATTCTCTAGCCATTTCGCATGAGGAACTTCCCCACAGGTGTATTTATCAACGAAATAGTCTAGCCCCCCACGAAGCCTTTGTTCTGCGTTAGGAATCCTTATTCTCACCTTGTCAGCGAGAAACAAGTCTTCTCCCTTCTCGAATCTTTGAATAATTTGATTGAAATCTACATTCATAATTACCATCCTCCTTCGTTATAATCTTTGTTTTCCGAATTATGTAGAGCCGTACCAGATTGCTTTGTTCCGAAGTCTTTATTTCGTCTTGCCCAATTTTGTAGCCTTAGATTTAAATCCCATGTTTTCTCAGTCTCACACCTCATCCTAGTTTTGGACTTATTCGTTTCTGACCAATAGTCATAGAACTTTCTGATCATATCCTTGCCATAAGTTGCAACATAAGGAACTAAATCTTGACCGAATTTTTTCTTTCGCTTTTCGGTTGCTGCTGCAATCTCCTCTTTCGTTTTCTTAGGCTTATCTTCCTTAGGTGCTTCTACTGGTTTAGTATCTTCATTCTTTAGCTCATCTTTAGGCTTATTGACCTCGGCTTCAAAATAGTCATCATAATTGCAGATAGTGATGATGGAATATAATCTTTCCGTATTCACTTCTATTAGCTGCATTTTTATTAGCTTTGACAAACAGGTTCTAACCACTTGTTTTCCTGCACCGATAATAGTGCTGAGTTTTCCAAGACTAGTTAAAAACTGCCCTCTATGCTCGACGATTCCATCATGCTTAACTTCTTTCTCTTTTGCATTGTTGAGCAAATATAGAAAGAGGGAAAGCATTTCGGGTTTATCGAACCAATCCCAATCAAACATGCTTCGAGGAAGTTTTATCCAATCTGCCATAGTTGTACAATAAAACCTCAACTTTCTTGTTTAGCTGCTTACGCAGGTGGAACCCAAACAATACTTATTGAGGTCTGAATATTTTTTTATCCGAAAGTTCCACGTTTCAGAGATTTAATTTCTTCGGTGCAAAGATAATAAATTATTTATTGATTAAATAATGTTGCCGCAAATATTATCAAATATTAACTTTGATACCTTTGAGACTGCTAAGTTTCTTAACCTCAGCCGTATAGTGAACAATCATATCTTCTAGTTCACTATTAGTGAAGTGACATGTAGAATGCGCCTTCACGTTTAGCAGATCAAATCTTTGCTGCCCTATTTTTTGAATGAGGTTGCGTTGGTAGCCTATGAGGTGGTCCGCAGAGAAACGATTGCAGTATTTACATTCAGCATGGCAGTTATCTTCATTGAATCTAGTTGCCATGTGGCGGCGACTATGGAAGTGACCGCAGTCCACATCTTCAAAGCTCTTTATCTGCCCGCAGGATATACACCGAACATAACCATTAGCCATGACATCACGCAAACGGATATAAAGAGAGAATATCCGATCGAGCTTTTTAACCAAGTTAGGTTTGCTCTTAGAAGTAGTCTTTTTTGCCTCTTTTTTTTCGGTTTGAGCCGCTTTTGGCTTGCGGTTGAAATAGTATTTATTCATAACCATAGGACTCTTTAATACAGCTTATTTCCGTGATGGTATTCTCTGCTTTCGTTATAACGCATCTTCAAGTTGATGTGCTGAACGAGGTCGATTCCAAGTGCTTCTGCCCATTCAAATACGGAGGAAAGAATACTTGTATATAAGACACAGAACATTTCTGCCTTTACACTTATAGATGAGTTAAGGTTGCACGAAACAATAGTTCTAGTAACAACCATAGCGTTCTCAGTAAAGCTATGCTGTTTAGCATATTTAACCTCAGAGTCAAATGTGGAAAATCCGTCCTTTGCCACAACACCACAAACACCCATTAAATCAAAGACACGAATACAAATATCTGCCAATTCACTCTCAACAGTTCCCTCAATATGTTCGCCGTAGAATTTTTCAACCAAACCTCCGTGGTGGTCGTTAGCGATAACGCAATCAAGCCCACTTTTATCAAGGTCATCCATCCAACGCCCATTGCGGTCAGCTTGAACGGCTTCTGCTACTTCTGTGCAGACCATCATCAACCAATGCGCATTAGACTTTTCTTCTTCATGCCATCCATGTTTGACAGCATTATCGTAGGCTCTTTTAACCCACTCATTAATCTGTTTTGCTTCAATTTTCATAATTCAAAAACTTACGTTAGTCAATTGTTTACCTAGAGACTTGATACACCATCTTGATGAACCTTGCACCTCTAGGTCTATTCTTAAATCAGAGACTTTTCCGAAGGAACGGAAACTACCACCAAGGTCGATTATCCATCCATCTTTATCCTTGAAAGGTCTGATAGCTCGTCCCACCATCTGATAGTAGAGACTCAAAGACTTCGTTGGTCTTGCCAAGATAACCGTGTCAAGTGCAGGATAATCAAATCCTGTTGTGAGAACTCCGACATTAGAGACAACCTTTATGGTGCCATCCTTGAACTTCTCCAAGATAGCTTCACGTTCTTTCTTTGGAGTCTCGCCTGTAACGATTGCAGAATTAATACCTTTCTGTTGCAGTTTGTCTGTCAATCTTTCCGCTTCTTCCGTGAATCTAGTGAAGACCAAAACTCCTTTTCTCGGTATTTTATTTTTTGGCTTCAATACACGTAGGGTAGTGGAAGTAAGCTGATCATAGAATCCGCTTCGTTCATATTCCAACTTTAGGGAGTTTTCATCAAAGTCGTTTCCTGTTGAGTTGGTATGCACATTAGACATATCTAGCTGAGTGCAATCGAAGTATCTCAAATCGGCAAGATAACCTTTTGCAAGCAATTCTGAAATCTGACAATAGTACAGAACCTCATCGAATATTCTTGGTCTAGTTCTCGTAAGGAACTTTAGCATCGAGGTACCATTAAGTCCCCTTCCTAGTCGATATGGTGTTGCTGTTAAGCCAATAACCTGTCTATCCGCGGCTTCAAAGAAGGTTTTGTATTGTCCACCTCTAGCATTGCAAAGATGGCATTCGTCAACCATTACGTACTTGAAGTGCTGAAAGTCTTTCATGTGGTTCATAACGCTTCCGATGGTGGCAAAGGTTATTCTGTTAATGTCCTTGCAACCAACAGAAGCGGAATATACTCCACAATCAAAAATACCATAGCATTGCAGTTTAGCGAAGTTTTGCTCTAAAATTTCCTTTGACGGACAAAAGATGAGTAGCGGACTATCCAGCTTACTTGCAATATCTGCGATTACAAGAGACTTGCCTGCGCCCGTAGGCAAGATAAGAAGTCCATTCTTCTTAGTCTTGCCTGTGAACGCTCTGACGGCAGCATCACTTGCTTGTTTCTGATATGGTCTGAGTGTGTACATGATTACTCGTCTTCATCATTACCATCCTCATCATCGTCACCGAAAGGAAGGTCATTATCATCAGTCTGCTCCTCAGCCTTTGTTTTTGGTTTTTCCACTTCGGGGAACTCGATGCCGAAAACTTCCTTCATAGCCTGCTGATTGACATCTTCCTGGCTCCACAAGCCGCTTCTATCCCAATCTGGGATTTTCTGAACCTTGCAAAGCTGGAACTTATCATCTACCCAAGCAAAGAAGAGGTAATGACCATTGAGAGCAATACGAGCGGTCTTAGTAGAAGGCAAGCGGAAATCCGTGATACCATTCTTGACTCTTGCTGCCAAATCGCTGACTTCAAGAAGTGCCGATGCGTATGCTTCCTCGGCATTCTTCTTCATTGTTTTGATCTGAGCAAGAACGGTTTCAAGCTCTTCCTTGCGCTTTGGCACATCATTCTCCTGCTTGATGCAGTACTCTTCACGGATAGCGTGAATCTCGAAATCATCATACTTGCGGTCAACAACCTCATTATCTGGGAAGAGAGCATTGAACTTGTCATGCAGAACCTTGATAGGTTCATCTGCACTCTTTGCACCTTCGCAAAGTACCAACACGTCCTTGAACATTTCTTTCTGAGCTTCGGTCAAACAAAACTCGATCTTCTCTGGTCTGTGACCATCCAAATCTGCTAACATAATATTTTCTGTTTTAAATTACATAAATTCTTTGCATTGCTCAATCTGCTGTTGAGCAAAAAATAACATTTCACCTTCATGAGGTGCAGGAAGGTAAAGCCCACACTGAGCACTACTATAATTTCTGAATCTTTCTATTGCAGTTGTCATTTCAGCCTTATCGAGTTCAGTACTACTTCTAATGTAGGTAATTTCCTGTCCCCTTCTGTTAATTCGCTTTCTCTCGAATATATCCCTGTTGCATATCTTCTTAAAAATATCAAACTTAACTTCTTCGAGGGTAAAACCAAATTCAGAAGCAAAGTAACCTAACAGACAATGCAGGTAGCTATTCTGAGCCAAAGAACGTTGAGTGTTCTTTTTCTTCAGTTCAACGTATTCATTCTTCAGAACCATCTGGTTACAGGCTTCCTTGAACTTCTTTCTATCGTAAACATTCTTCAAATTATAGAGTGCCATAGTCTAAACTTTAAAATGGTAAGTCGTCATTATTACCTTGAATAGGGTCTCCGTTCGCATCTACGGCGGGAGGGAAATTAGAAGCTGATGCTGCTCTTGCAGACTCCATAGCTGCTTGTTGTGCGCTCATTTGCCCTGCACCTTGTGAATTGGTAGGCTGATTACCATTAACAGCTTGTGTCGGCTGATTTCCGCCCTGTTGCTGATTATAACGAGATTGATATTTCTCGATTTTATAACCTTGAACGTTAGTGAAGTATCTGACTTGCCCATCTTTCTCTGAGCGTGAACCATTCAAGGAGAATGATACCGTCACAATGTCACCAATGTTGAAGTCGTTCAGATCATCAACGTGATTACTTGTAAACTCGAACTTTGGATAGTTTGCTCTCTCTATCTGCCCTGTGAACTGGTTACGATAGGAGCAATCCAAGACAAGCTCTCTTTTTTTGAAGACTTTGTCTTGATAGGGAATACTCTCCGTATTCCCTATATGCTGAATAATTCCACTAATCTGAAATGCCATTTTTACTGAACATTAAAAGTGATACCATTGTCACGCATGAAGCGTTCCAAACATTCCATTGCCTCTTTTGTACCGGTACAAACGTAAGTACGTGTCTCGGTTGGAGTAGGAGGTGCAACCGACTGTCCCATAGCGGCAGCGAAAGCATCCATGGCATCTTCTTCATTAGAAGACATCTTACCATTCTTCGGCTGCTCTTCCTGTTGTTCGGCTGCTTTGTTCTCCGCGACTTCCTTCTGAGGTGATGTTGGAGGTGGTGTTGCAGTTTCTTTCTTACTAGGGGACACTGAGCTGGCACGCTGTTCTTTCAGCTTGTTTGCGTATGCGATAGTCTCCTGCAGATTGAGATTTTCCTTGTATCGGGCGGCAAGTGCATCGTAATCTTCTGCAAATAACTTCAAGGTTTCGAGGTCTTTCTTGATGTTATCAACCTTTTCTGTGATAGCTTTTTCGATAGACTTCATTGAAGTTGTCTTGTTGAGCCATTTCGCATCAAAGATGAGGTCTAGTTTGATACCGATGGTTTCCACTCCGCATTTCTCTGCAAGCTTTTCAATCTCTGTTCGCTTTGCTGCTTTGGTGCGGCTTTCGTCTTCTTTGATTACGCCATCAATGAGAGTTACCGCATTCTTGATAAGCTTGCATGTTTCGTTACAGGTTGTCTTGAACTCCTCAAAAGGTTTATTCCAAACCTTTTCAAGCTCCTTGCGTTTGTCGTCAAGTGCTTTAGCTGCCTTGTTGAGTAAAGCCTTGTCTTCCTTGCACTTTGGAATATCATCGGTGCTATAGTTGCTGATGTCATACATAGGCAAAGCCTTTTCAACTCTAGCTTTAACCTCTTTGATATTCGTGGTAAGCTGACCGATAGTTTCTTTGCTTACCACCAGTTGCACATCTTTTTCTTGGAGTGCAACGATATTGGTGTTCTTTTCTTCTGCCATATTAAACCAAATTGAATATTTTCTTGTCTGTTATCAAATCTCTGTTTTCTTGGATGAAACTAATCAATCCTTCGCAGTGTTGAGTGAGTAGAGGAATATCCCTTTCTGGGCTAAACGTATAACTCTCTGTATAGTTTCTGTAATACGTTTTTCCGATTTCCGAGATATTGTATTCGAAGTCGTAAACATCACAACCATTCTTCATGAGGGCATAAGGATAGACCTTATGTTGCCAGTGTCTCTTGTAATTGCCAACCGCATACTGACGTGTTGTTTTCAGATCATGAGTGCAGAACGGCATAAGGTAATCAATGTACCCATACAGCATTACTTTGCCATACATGGTAGGCAAGACAGCTTGTATATAGACTTGTGGCAATGCTCCTTTATAGTAGGCTGCATAATGTCGGACTAACTGAATAGGGAAGCAGAAACTTCTGCCGTTCAGCTTTGCTTCAACACCGATAGGTACTCGTTTGTTGTATGGTTTAACCTCTCCTTCGCCAACATAGTGGTAATCTTCAACATCTTGGAAAATAGTGTGGATATCCATATTCTCCGAATTACGATGAAGGACCATACAATCAATAACCTCGTTGAATGCTGTACCTTTGTCAGCAGCTTCACTATCGAATGGTACTCGATTAATCTTATCTATTAACGACTGGAATTGTATCTTCTTGAACTCTTCTGGAGTATGGGGTGGATTTTCAGACCATCCCCAATACTTACTCCAAATGATGTCACTATCAAGGTAGTTCTGATACGCATCCAAAAGCGTCGCATAGAACTTAAACTTGACTACTTCCATAGCTTATGCTGCTTGTGGGTCTTCGTATTGCTTGGTCTCCTTATTGTAAACCAACTTCAATGCACTTACCTTCTCGGTGAACAGACTTCTTGCATGAAGAATGATGGAGTTACCCAAGTTTGCATAATCTTTGATGTGCTCGATGAAATGGTTTGCCCCCTTAGCATCAGTAATCAACTGAACACTCTCCTTAATCTCTTCAAGAGCCTTATTGTACTCCTTGACCTTTTCTTCTTTCTGAGCTATCATAGACTGATAACGTGAGAGAATCTGAGTAGCGATGAAGTTGTTAGGAGCGGTTGGCTGTCCGTTTACATCGAGAATAACAGGAATCTGCATACAACCAGGAAGCTGACAGGTGTTCTTGCCATCGTTACGACTTGTAGGGTCAAAAGTGATAGTTCTGATTTGCTGTCCATTCTCACTTCTCATTTCGAGATAGCCAAGCAAGTCCAAATCGGTAACGATATTGTTGTAGTTCTTCTCACGAAGTGCAGGGATATACACAGTACTTTCACCTTCCTTGCGTGTGTCACGATGTGCAACAAAGACGATGTTCTTGTTAAGCTGTGACAAAGATGAGGTGAACCATTTGAAGTCGTTATTGATGGTGCCCCAATCCTGTATCTGAGGGTTGCGACCATTGCATCTGTAGGCGATGATGAAGTCAATCATCTTTCCAATCGTATCTACAACGATAGTATCGAACTCCTCCAAATCCTTCTTGTTATAGTTGAGCAAGTTGAGAATATCTTGCCAACTAGAAACCTGTACAATACCGACATTATCGTCCAAATGTGCGGTATTAACACGCTTGACGCCATTATCGAAATCAAGCAACAAAGGCTTAGGTGCTGAGAGGGCGAAAGTTGTCTTACCCATACCTGCCTGTCCGTAAACCATCATTTTAACGTTTTTCTGAATAGCAATTTCATTGCTTCTTTTAATCATACTCATTGCTCTTAGTACTTTAAATTGTTAAAAAATCCATTATCTTTAGCTAGCTTTATAAACTCGCCTTTATCATGAACACCTAGCTTGCAGTAAGCTGATCTGACATGCTGTTTAATTGTGTTCGGAGATAGACAAAGTTTGTCACCAACTTCTTCTTTTGTGAAACCTTGATAGATAAGGTTCATTACCCTTTCTTCGGCAGGAGAGAGTTTGGAGTTAAACTTTGGGCTGCAAATAATGCCTTCGTTCTTACATTCTCCTCGCAGTGGGCATTCAACTTTTTCAAAGTTAAGCCTGCCGAGATTATCAATATCGTAGGTGGTTGTATCAAGCTTTCCGAAGTTGCATTTACAGAATCTTCTGACTATCAAGAACTGATAATAAGGAACATTCATTGCACTCTTTTGATACTCCTTAGATAAAGCCTTGTAGGCTTCGGGGTATCTTTCTCGGATAACATCAATCATTTTCTTAATGACTTCTGTATCTTTTTCCGAGAGAGCTTGGTTTTCGGTACCATCCTTAATGAACCAAAGTTCATCATCAAACATATAAAACTCTACTGCCATAGCTGTTCTTTTGGTATTCCTGTAATTTCAGACAGTTTTTCTATCTGCCAATCAACAATCGGTCTTGTATGACCTTTTGTCCAGTTGCGGGCTGTAGTAAATGAAACATCGCATTCTGACATGATGCGCTGAATGAAATCCTTCTTTGGGTACGAGGACTTTGGAAGGTTCTCGTAATAATCCAAAAGGGTCATTTTTTGCTTTTTTTCTTCACTTTTATTTGCCATACAAATAATTTTTTGTAATTTTGCATTGTTATTTAAATAATCACGGTGCAAAGATAAGAATAATATTTGTAAAATCGGTACAAATCATTAAGAAATCTCTGTATTTTAACTTTTATTATACGTATGACAGCAAAAGAGGTTATTAATGCTATCCTTATGCAAGAAAATATAACTGGTTCGCAGCTTGCTAAGGATATGGGACTCAGTAGACCGCAAGCGGTTTATGATATCCTTAATGGTAAGGTTTTGAAGGTGAGTGCGAGAATGGCTAATCTTATCCATACAGCTAAGCCTATGTACAATATCGACTGGTTGTTGACTGGAGAAGGGAATATGCTTAATAATGATATTCCTGCGACTTCAATTAGAGCAGAAAAGCCAAATGAGCAGATCGATTCGCTTTCTGTTATAAATCGTCTCATCGAAATTAACGCACAGAAAGATGTGGAGATAAGAGAGCTACGACAGGCATACGAACACCTGGCAAGATGTTTCGAGAAGCTAGCTAATGGGGAGACTATTGCTCCTGAAGATAAAAAAGCAATTTCTATATAATTAACATGCACGGAAAAATCTATAGCGTATGAAACTTACAACAACGCCAACAGGCATGGCGATAACAAAGCGTTTCTTCCTTGCTCTTGATGTTGCTATCAACCAGCGTAAAGCTAGAGGAATACGCACTTTTACCGAATCTCATGGTATCAACTATTGGAATTTCTCTACGTTTAAGAAGTGCCCAGATGGCAGAGCTATCAAATCAGAATGGCTTGCTTGGCTAGTTGAAGATTATAACGTCAATGCCGAATGGCTGTTGACTGGTGTTGGTTTGATGTTTAAAACTCAAAATAACCCTTAAAATTTCGCTTATGAGACGATTTGTTTCTTTTGTAGTAGAATTATTGGTTTGTTCGGTTTGTATGGCTTTAGAACCGCAAGAAATCACTGTTGGTACATTTTCTATGCGTTTTGAAACGCAAACTGAGCAAATTCATTGGCTTTTTGGAGCAGGTGACTTCGTTGTCAACAAGGATGCCGCAGATTGCGATCCAATGCAAGTTGAACACTCCATTTCTGTGAAGGAAGGTAAACTGACAATTGATGCAGGTACCGAAGATGAGCTATCCTTCAAGATAACTTCTTGCAGTTATGAGGAAGGAAAAGTTTTTGCTGACCGAGGTGCTGTTGAAGTATACCGCCTAGTATGCCAAGAACTTGATGAGAACATTCCTTCAAAGTGGACTTCTTTAATCACCATTCAGAAGGTTAAAGATGGCGCAAGAGCTAAAACCATCATTACCATTCCTCGGTATGATGAGTATGGAGCAATCTTCAGCATCACAATTTTGCATTAGAACAACCGCCCAAAAATTTCTCGCGCGCACGTTAGTATATTATAATTATATATCAATAGTTCGTTAAAATTTGAGATAATGGCTAAGCAGCTTTACGTTGCCAGCCAAAGAGTTCTTTGATAGTATGACTAATTAACTTTCG